AAAAAAACTTTAGATCTACAAAATCTGGAGCAGGTATGACAGCTGCAGGCGTTGCTGCTTACAGAAGAGCTAACCCTGGTTCTAAGCTTAAAACAGCAGTCACAGGTAAAGTTAAAAAAGGTTCAAAAGCAGCCAACAGAAGAAAATCATATTGTGCAAGATCAGCAGGGCAAATGAAAAAATTCCCTAAAGCTGCTGCAAACCCAAATTCAAGATTGAGACAAGCAAGACGTAGATGGAAATGTTAAAAAATTTTATTTTAAAATTATTAGGTTTAGATAAAATTGACTATAGAATTAGACTTCTTGAAAGAAAAAATTATTGGAAAAATAAATATAAGTAAGTTATAAAAACTTATGCAAATCGTTGAAAATTTTCTTAATGATCAAGATTTTAAAAATATTAAACACAATTTATTAAATATTGATTTACCTTGGTATTTTAATGAAAAATGTCTTTCAGATGAAACGAAAGATCAACACTATCAATTTAGCCATATATTTTTTAATAATCATCAAAAAGAACAATTTTATCAATTAATCCAACCCCTTGTAGATAAAATAAATCCTGCAGCTATACATAGAATCAAAGCAAATTGTAATCCAAAAACTGAAAAAATTATTGAAACTGGAATGCATGAAGACACTTTTGATAATAGGTTTACCTCTTCAGTTTTTTTTATAAATGACAATGATGGTTATTGTAGAATTAATAATCAAAAAATTTATAGCAAAGAAAATAGACTTGTAACATTTAACTCAACAACTAGACACACTGGGACAACTTGTACAAATACCATCAGAAGGGTATTGATTAATTTAGTTTATATAGATAGTCTATGATATGGCTTATTTAAATGCTAACATACCACCAATTTATTGTAAATTAAGAAAGGAGTATCTTTATGATCTTAAAAAACATCAAGGAGAAACTGCTGAATGCGTTATCTTTAGTATTAGCAGTATTTCAGGTAGGGCTATCTTATTTAACATTATGTTACCAAACGGTGCTTGTTATTGGAGACTGCCTATCTCAGCATTTTTCCAAAAACAGTTTGATAGAGCCAAGGTGCCCGATATGCAAATACATGAGTTGGAATTGTGGAATTGTTTTAGTTACTGGCCTAGTGTTACTGTCTTTGATTGGTTGGATGGTATAAACGGCAAATTTTTAGGTTTAGATAAAAAATTTTACCATGGCAAATATTTATTTACGATTGATTGGGCTCATCCAGATACTAATATCTTGGATGTTGAACACTCTGAAATTCCTCAAGAACATAAGTGTGCACATATATTGGAGCTTAATAACGGTAATTTTGCAGCTCAGCCTAATAACCGTATTTTGTGGAGTGTTAATAGCTACACTACTGATAACGATTGGCCTGACTATAAAGTCCAAACTAATTATTGGGACGCAGAAGATAATAATATGGTCACAGAAGATTCAGACAAAATGTTTTATCAAATGGAAAAAGTAAAAGATAAAAAAAGAACATATGAGTCTTATAAAGAGTTTGCTACAGATAAATCTTTTGAAAACGAGTAAAAATGCTCGATAAATTAATCTATAAAATTTTGGGGTGTCTTGACAATTATATTAGTTGGATTGACAATTTGTTTAAGAAAAAAAATAGAAAAAAAAAATGAGGACTCATTATGAACTACTTATTTACAGGAGCGTTAATAGTTTTGTTTTGTTTATTAGCTTTTTTTATACGACCTTCATGGCAAGCCCCATTGAAAGTTGACCCCAAAGATTATATAATTCCGCTACCGAAACCAAAAATAGATGAGCAATAAACCTTTAAACATATCCGAATCCGCTGCCGTGCAGATGCCGATGAAAACGGTTGCTAGCCTGATCGTGCTCGTCGCAATGGGCGTATTCGCTTATACCGAGCTGACCTCGAGGTTGGTATCGTTAGAGACCTCACGTGAGTTGTTTGAAAATGATTTGCTTAAAAAATCCGAACAAGTGCCCGTCGATCAGGAGCAACATTTTTTACTCGAGGATCTTTATAAGAGTGTCGAGCAGATCGAAACACGGATCGAGGACATGATGCACAACAAGGTAAACATACAGTTTATACAAAAACAAACTGAAAAACTTTTAGAAGATGTAGAAGTTTTAAAAGATAAAGTTAGACAAAATGGGAGCCATCAATGACAGAGTTAGTGATAGCCCTACTGATGATTGTACAAGGAGAGATTAAGGAGGCACGTATCCAAACTTCAATGTCTGAATGTCTTAAAGGGGCACGTGTAGCTAAACGTCAGTTAAAACCAGATGGACATGTTAAGTACCAGTGCATAAAATCTATGGCAGAATTAGAGACAAATATTGATGGATCTTTATCGATTAAAAAGCTAATACTTGAATAGTGTCACAAAATATAAATATTTATAAAATACCAAATTTTTTAAAACATAAAGAAAATTTAATACATTTAATTTTTAAAATACCACAGACATATTTGCAAAATAATTCTGAATCTATTTCACACACGGATTGGCAAATAACAAAAAATATGAAAAGAGAATATCAAGAATATTTTATGACACATATATTTAAAGATTTTGCAAAAAGTTTTGGAAGTAAATATAAATTTAATAAAATTTTATGCACCAGTATTTGGTTTCAAGTTTATGCTAAAAACGATTTTCATATTACTCATACGCACCCTCAATGTAATTTTAGTAATGTTTTATATATTGAATTACCAGATAATAATTTAACAACAAATATCTACGATTTGAGTGATAATAAAATAGATATAAATATTGAAGAGGGTAATATAATAACTTTTCCATCTTTTTATCGACACAATAGTCCTAAAAATACTACAGATAAATCAAAAATAGTTATATCTTTTAACACAGATGTAGAAATGTAATTAACCAGAGTGTATTATAAATAAAAAGGAGAAATATATGAATTTGAGTCGTAATTTCAGTCTTCAAGAATTAACTAAATCAGACACAGCTATACGTAAGGGTATTGATAATGAACCTAATGCAGATCAAATAGATAAGTTAAAAATGCTTTGCGAAAAAATATTACAACCTGTACGAGACCATTTCGGCAGAGTAAAAGTAACTTCGGGTTATCGTAGCCCTGAACTATGTGTAGCTATAGGCAGCAGCTTAAATTCTCAACATGCCAAAGCTGAGGCGGCCGATTTCGAAGTTGTAGGCGTAGACAATGCTGAGGTAGCTGATTGGGTAAAAATGAACTGTGAAACAGATCAATTGATTCTTGAGTTCTACACTCCTGGTGAACCTAACTCGGGATGGATACACGCAAGTTATGTAATGTTTAATCCAAGACATCAATATATGAGAGCATACCGAGAAGATAAAAAAGTTAAATACAAACCAATAACAGGAAAGGCAGTAGATTTAATATAATGCCAATATCAAGAAGTCAGATTTCTAAACAGATTGATGGTAAATTAAGAGGTGCAAGAGATGAGAAAAAGAAAAAAAGAAGAGTTATTGCATCAATCAAAAAGCAATCCTATAGCAAAAAACCTAAGGTCTTCAAAATTTAGTCAAAAAGTGGTACAATCCTCTAAGTTGTACAACCGGAAAAAGGATAAGTTAGACACTTACAAAGCCCGGGCTAAAAAGGAGTTTTAAATATGGCGACATCTGGAACTACGAGTTTCAATTTAAGTATTGATGAAATTATTTCTGAAGGATATGAAAGATGTGGTCTATCTACAAATCAAGGATATGATTTAAGATCAGCAAGAAGAAGTTTAAATCTTTTATTTGCTGAATGGGCAAACAGGGGTATTCATTTATGGAAAGTAGCTTTACACGAAAACACTTTAGTAAGTGGACAAGCTGAATACAGTGTTTCTGCAGGTGTGAGTGATGTTTTAGAAGCTTTTGTTTCATCTACTGCTGCAGGCGCTAATACTGTAAATACTCAAGATGTTTCATTAACAAAAATTGATAGATCTGCTTATGCTGCATTACCTAATAAGTTAGCTCTAGGTCAGCCATCTCAATATTATGTTGAAAGAGAAAAAACACCAAAAATTTATTTATACCAAGCACCTAATCTAAGCACTTACACAGTATTAAAATATTATGTAATCAAAAGAATTGAAGATGCCGGAGCTTACACAAATGATTCAGATGTAGTTTACAGATTTTTTCCATGTATGTGTGCTGGATTAGCTTATTACCTAGCTATGAAAAAAGCACCACAAATGGTACAACAAAATAAATTAATTTATGAAGATGAATTGAAAAGAGCTTTAGATGAAGATGGACAAAGAACATCTACATTTATTACACCTCAATCATTTTATCCTACTGGAGTTTAATAATGGCAAAATACGCAACAGGTAAACGAAGTCAGGCAATATCAGATAGATCTGGTATGGCATTTCCATATACTGAAATGGTTAAAGAATGGAATGGTTCTTTAGTTCATTACTCTGAATTCGAACCTAAACACCCACAGATAAGAAGAAAACATGCAACTGCAGATGCTATTGCTTTACAAAATTCTAGAAATATGAAATTTCAAACACCAACACAACCTTTTATAAATGATAATACAAGTGATGTAACAATTGCTAGCTCTGGTGGACAAGGTATGGCAACAGCTAACTTAACATTACCTGGACAATTTGCTTTCTTAACTGTTGGAGCACCAACTGAGTCAGTTGAAGGAAATAATATTACAACTATGACACCAGCAGATCCAGCAGTACAAAATAGAAAAAGAGAAATTAATTTAACTTTAGGTTTAACAACAGTGAGTATTTCATAATGGCTGTAACACATTCAAATTTTTTAACTCAGGTAAGAAACTACACAGAAGTAAGTAGCACAGTTTTAACTGATGCTATTATTAATGATTTTATTAGATTTGTAGAATTAGATATTGCAGGTAAAGTTGATTATGATGACCTGAGAAAATATGTGACATCTAATTTTACTGTAGGAAATAGGTATGTCATTTTACCATCTGATGCCTTAGTCATAAGATCTGTGCAAGTTATTGACAGTAGTAATAATAGAACTTTTTTAGAAAAAAGAGATACTAGTTTTATTTCTGAATTTGCACCCAATGATAATACGACAGGCACACCTAAATACTATGCTAATTGGGAAGATAATGTTCAACAAGGACCTGTAATTTTAGTTGCTCCAACACCAGCAACAGCAGATACAGTACAAGTAAATTACATTAAAAGTCCTCCAAATTTTACAAGCACTACTAATACTTATATTTCGACTAACCAAGAATCTATGCTTTTGCATGGTGTATTAACAGAAGCTTTTAGGTTTTTGAAAGGTCCTGAGGCTATGTACAAACAGTATTTTGATAAGTATAATGAAGAGGTACAGAATTTTGCTTTACAACAAATGGGCAGAAGAAGACGAGCGGAGTATGATGATGGAGTTCCAAGAGTTAAAATTCCAAGTCCTACTCCTAATACAACATATTAAGGAGAATAATTATGGCAATAACAACAAATGCAATTTGTGATTCTTTTAAAAAAGAATTACTTCAAGGAAGTCACGATTTTGATGCATCAACAGATACATACAAATTAGCGATGTACACAAACTCAGCTACATTAGGTAAGTCTACTACAAACTACACAACACCAAATGAAGTTACATCACCATCAGGATATTCTGCTGGCGGTAAAGCTTTAGTAAACCAAGGTGTTAAAGTTTCATCATCAGTAGCTATTACTGATTTTGCTGATTTATCATTCGTAGGTGTAACTCTTACTGCAAGAGGAGCACTAATTTATAACACTCAAACAAACGGTGGTTCAAATACTACTGACGCTGTAGCGGTGTTAGATTTTGGTGGAGATAAAACTGCAACGTCTGGAACTTTTACAATTCAGTTCCCAGCATTTACAACATCTGCTGCTATTTTGAGATTAGCTTAATTTAAAGGAGGAGCCTAGTGGCTGACATTACAGTTCCAGTTCAGTCGCCAGGCTCCGAATATTGGGGTCAATCCACTTGGAGTTCTAATGATTGGGGTGGATCAGGACTTTCAATAACTACAGCTCAAGGCTCTGTAACAACTTCTGCAAATGCAGATGTAAACGTTACTGGCATACAATTAACATCATCACAAGGAACAACTGTTGGTGGTACTTCTGCTTTAGTATTAGTTACTGGTAGTTTAGAATCAATGGCTGTTGGAAGCACAGTTGTTGGAATTGGCGTGCCTGTAACTGGAAGCGTAGCAACTTCAAGCATTGGAGCAGCTACAGTTGACGAATCACAATTAACAGGAATTGGTTGGGGTAGAAGAGCTTGGGGTAATTTAGCTTGGGGTGAAGCCTTTTCAGTAGCAGCCACAGGTCAAACAATAACATCCACTATTGGAACAGCAACAGCATCAGCAGATTTTACAGCTAGCGTAACTGGACAACAACTTACTTCAACACTCGGTAGCTTTTCTTTAAAAATTGACCAAGACATAACTGTTTTTGCAGCAGAGGATCAACTTGATTTTACTATTGGTACATCAACTTTTGATGCAGATGCAAATGTAACTGTATCAAGTGCAGGTCAATTAACTGGTTCTATAGGCACAACTATTGCTGGTCTTAAAACACCAGTAGATGTTTCTGGAATTCAAGCAACTATGTCAATTGGCACAATCGCTTTGGAACAGTCTACAACTGAACCAGTCACAGGACAAACAGCTACCCTATCATTAGGGCAACATGCTGAAATACCAGGTCAAATTATAGGAGTTTCTGGTCAACAATTAACAGGTTCAGTAGGTTCAGTTACAGTGACTGGGGTGGCTAATATTAGTGTAACTGGTATACAATTGACGGCTTCTTTGGGTAGTGTTAATATAACTGCGTGGCAAGAAATCGATCCTGGTGTTACTAATGTATGGACAGAGGTTGATTTAGCAGCATAGGTTAAGTATAATTGTAATTATTATAGGAGAATTTTTTTATGACATCTAGTTATTCAACTGATTTAAAACTCGAACTTATGGTTACTGGTGAAAATGCCGGTACTTGGGGTGACAATACAAACAATAATTTAAATTTAATTCAACAAGCCATTGCTGGTTTTGAGCAAGTAACACTATCTAGTGGTGGAACTTTAGCTTTAGCGATGACTGATAAAACTATTTCTAATGCTAGAAATATGGTAATCAAATTTGCAACAGCATCAATTGCTGCTAGTACAGTTTGTACAATACCAGATAGTATAGAAAAATTTTATATTTTTGATGCAACAGGTTTAACTAATCCAAGCAACCTTACAATTAAAACTGCATCAGGAACTGGTTTTACATTAGATGCTGCAAAAATTTATGCTGCATATTCTGACGGAACAAATTTAAAAGAAATATCTCTAGATACTTTAGGGGGTACAGTAGCCGCAGCACAAATTGCTGATAGTGCAGTAACTACCGCAAAAATTGCTGATGATGCTGTCACTTCTGCTAAAATTGCTGATGATGCTGTTGTCTCAGCAGCTATTGCTGATGACGCTGTTGTAACCGCTGCGATTGCAGACGATGCAATTGCAACTGCTAACATAGCTGACGATGCCGTAACTGCAGACAAACTTGCTAACACTACTGTGACTGCAGGATCTTACACAACGGCTAATCTTACAGTTGATGCACAAGGAAGATTAACTGCTGCTTCATCTGGTTCAGCTGGAGCTCCTTCAATGATTTTAACACACACAAGTTTAACTGATTCAAATACGGATGCAGGTTTAAGTTCAACATTTACAGCTAATCCGGCTACAACAAAAATTAATGTTGTATTAATTGGTGGAGGAGGAATGGTTGGTAATTTTAACAGACCTTCTTCCCAAGCTACTGCAGGGACTGGTGGTGCAGGATTATTTAGCACTACAATTTCACAACCTTTTACAGTTCCAATTTCAGTGGGTAATGCTGGAGCTCCAACAGCGCCAACTTCAGGGACTGGAGGAAACCCATCAGTATTTGGTAACTTTGTTGCAAATGGTGGAAACGGTGGAGAAAGTGGTAATCCAGGAAACGCACCAGGAGCAACTGCAATTTACACAGATTCAAATTTAACAATGCCAGCAACAGGTATAAGCCATACTTGGTTAACTGGCCAAGGACAATCTCCGGGAGCTGGTTCTGGAAGAGGTGGTTCGGGTTCAGGTTCAAATAATACCCCAAACCGACCTGCTGGAGGCGGTGCTATTTTAATTTACGAAAATATAGGGGATTAATATGGCAAAATTATTATTTAACAAAGACCAAAATAAAAGTGAAGGTTCGTTAGGTTTAGCTTTAGCAGATGGTGAATCTGTAGCTAATGAATGGACATTTGATGTTGAGATAATTACACAAGAACAATACACACAGTTAGTAAACGGGTCTAAAATAATTAATTCAGATAATGGAAATATTACATTTGTAGATGCTCCTATTTGTCAAACTAAAGAAGAATACGATCAATGTTTAATGGCTTTAAAAGCTGACCTTGCAGAATTAAGTCAAAATTACACTTACGCTGCTAAATATCATACTGAAGGTTTTGAAAATTATGTAAAACAAGTCAATGAAATAGATTCATCTACTATTAGCTTTCCGTTAGGCACATCTTTCAAAAATGATATAAGCACAAGATGTCCAGATTTTGTAAGTTTTATTACTAAATAAAATTTACATTAAGTAAAAAAAATGTATATATAGGTATATGTTTTCTAGGGATAATATAATTCAATTTAAAGCTGATAAATTTTATATAGAAAATAACAAAGATATTTATCCTGTCCCTTCGTTATTAAATATTCCAGATTGGTACAAAAAACTAAAACACGAAAAAGGCTATGAAACAGTAAAAGGCTGTATGCCTTTTTTAGATGCTATTTCAGCTGGTTACATAATTAAAAATTCAACTGATTTTATTATTAAAAACGATGGAGAAAACAGTTGGGTAGAATATTCTTTAGGTAGAAACCCAACAGATTATAATATAAATGCTGCAAATAATCACACACATCATCCTAAAATGCAAATGGAAGGTTCTCCATTAGTTAAAAAAAATAACATGCCAGCCTTTTTAAAAATATTAAATCCTTGGATTATAAAAACTCCTCCTGGATACTCATGTTTGTTTGTAAATCCCTTAAATAATTCTGACGATAGATTTGAAGCAATAGCTGGTATTGTTGATACTGATATTTTTAGAGGACAAATTAATTTTCCTATATCCTTAAATAGTGATAAATATAAAAATAATTTTGAACATTTGGTAAAAAGAGGATCGCCTATAGTACAAGTGATTCCTTTTAAAAGAGAAAATTGGAAAATGAAAATTACAGAGGAAAAAGATTATACACTAAATAAATTTTTAGCAGTATGGAATACAAATTTTATAAGACAATATAGAGATAGAATATGGCAGAAAAAAAAATGGAGGTAAAAGATTTAATTGATATTCAAGACAATGCTGTTGATATTAGAATGGTAGCAAGAATAGTAGAAGTATACGCAAAAAGAGAAAAAGTTTTTGAAGATGCGAAGGTAGGTCCCTCTAAAGATGAGAATGGTTTATTAAAAAAACACATAAGAAGTGCAAAAAGTGTTAACTTAAATAGAAATGCAAAAAGTTTAACAGATGTTCGTTGGGGAAATAATTTATTGTCTGTGTTCTTAAATGGGTTAGCTAAATATAAAGAAAATAAAAAATTAAAACATTTAGAAGGTATAAGAGTAAATGATATTCAATTACTAAAATATAATGAAGGTGATCATTATATATATCATATTGATCATGGGCATTTTGTACCTAGAACTTTAAGTTGTATATTGTTGTTAAATAATGATTATGAAGGTGGTGAGGTTTCTTTTATAGATCCTCAAGGTAACAACGAATTTAAGGTTGAAACAAGACCAGGTAGATTAATTGTTTGGCCTAGTAATTTTATGTATCCACATAAAGTAAATAAAGTAACAAAAGGAACAAGGTATTCAGTTGTATCATGGGCACTATAAGAGATTTTAAATATAAAAAAATAGAAAATTTTTTAAGTAAAGAAGTTTTAGATTTAGCTAGCACTTACTGTGAAATTAAACATAGACAAACCGATACTATAGAAAACCCAAACAGAGATGAACTAGAAGGTAATTATGATAGTGCATTTTACGCAGATTATTTTACTGAATCTTTAATGATGCGAAGTATAAATAAAATGAATGATTTAACAGGTTTAAAATTATCACCTACTTATTCTTATTGGAGAATGTATACTTTTGACTCTCAACTTAAGGAACATACAGATAGACCCTCTTGTGAAATAAGTGTTACAATTAATATTAGTAATGGTGGAGAAGAATGGCCAATTTATATAAATGATAATCCAATTATATTAAAACCAGGAGATGCAGCAATTTATTTAGGTTGTGAATTAAAACATAGAAGAGAAAAATTTACTGGAGACCACAATGCACAAATTTTTATGCATTATGTTGACAAATTTGGTCCTTTTTCTAATTATTTTTTAGATCAAAGAAGTTTACCTGGAGAACCCCATACATAGGTTTTAAATACAATCTCAATAAGGTATAATATCTATATGCCATTAACAAAAGTACAAATAAGACCTGGATTTAATAAACAAGTCACAGCTACTGGAGCAGAGGGTCAGTGGACTGATGGAGACTTTGTAAGATTTAGATATGGACTACCTGAAAAAATAGGTGGTTGGGAACAAATTACAACAAAGACTCTAGTTGGAGCAGCTAGAGATCAACTTGTATGGGCTGATTTAGACGGAAGAAGATATGCAGCTATAGGAACTAGCAAAACTTTATTAATTTATTTTGAAGGTGCTTTTTATGATATTACTCCTTTAGACACCGCGATTACTGGAGCTACTTTTACTACAGCTAATACCAGTCCAACGGTAACAGTAAATAAAATTGCACATGGATTATCAGCAGGAGACTTATTTACTTTTACATCTGTGACACCTCCTACGGGAGCTGGATATACTGCAGCAGATTTTACTACAAATACGTTTGAAGTAGTAACAACACCTAGTCAAGATACGTTTACAATTACCATGGCAGCTAACGCTGGCACAACTGTTGCAGCGAGTGGGGCAGCAACGATAAATCCTTATGTTGTAGTAGGGCCATTAAACCAAACTGCTGGTTTTGGTTATGGTACATCAGGGTGGGGAGGATCTTCTGGAGTGATATCTACACTAAATGGTTTATTGCAAGATGATACAGCCGGAACTGGTGGCTCTGGAACTTCAATTACATTATCTTCAGTTGTTGGTTTTCCAACTTCAGGAACTATAAAAGTAGGAACAGAATTTATTTCTTACACTGGCATATCTACAAATGATTTAACTGGTATTACCAGAGGAGTTGCAGGAACAAGAACTGCTCATTCAACTGGAGCTTCTGTTGAAGTTTACTTAGGCTGGGGCTCTGCTTCATTAACAGGTGGCGTTGTATTAGAATCAGCATCTTGGTCATTAGATCATTTTGGGTCAAAATTAATTGCAACTATAAAAGATGGTAAAACTTTTGAATGGGATACTATAAGCACTGTTCCTGCAGCTTTAACAACTAGAGCTACAGTAGTAAGTGGTGCACCAACAAAATCAGTGATGTCAATTGTTTCAGAAAGAGACAGGCACTTAATAATTTTAGGGACAGAAACAACTATTGGTACATCATCTACACAAGATAAAATGTTTATAAGATTTTCAGATCAAGAAAATATATCAGACTATACGCCTACTTCGATAAACACTGCTGGAACTTTTAGAATAGATTCGGGTACTAAAATTGTTGGAGCTGTGAGAGGTAAAGATTACATTTTAATTTTAACTGACACATCTGCATATGTAATGCAGTTTGTAGGTCCACCTTTTACTTTTTCTATTAGGCAAGTAGGAAGCAACTGCGGGGCAATAGGACAACATGCAATGCAGTATGCAAACGGTGCAGTTTGGTGGATGGGTCAAGCAGGTGGTTTTTTTGTTTACGATGGTACAGTAAAATCAGTTCCTTGTTTAGTTGAAGATTTTGTATTTACTACTGGTGGTGACAATCTTGGTTTAAGCTATGCAAATGGAGAACAAATATATGCAGGTGCTAATCACCTTTACAGTGAGATAAATTGGTTTTATCCAAAAAACGGTTCTGAATTAATAGATAGAGTAGTGACATATAATTATTCTGAACAAACATGGACTACCGGATCATTATCACGAACTACTTATTTTGATGCAACATTATTTGACAATCCTTATGCAACTGAATTTTCTTCTACAGGTACACCTACTTTTCCAACAATACAAGGTGTTACGACAGCTAATGGCGCTACAACTTATTATGCTCATGAAATAGGAAACGACCAAGTTGATGGAACTGGTGTTCCTACGGCTATACCTGCTTTTATTCAATCAGGAGATTTTGATTTAGCAGTAGATGGTGATGGTCAAGTATTTATGAGTATGAGAAGATTTGTTCCAGACTTTAAATTATTAACTGGTGACGCTCAAGTAACAATTAATTTAAGAGACTATCCAACGGACACCGCAGCATCCTCTCCATTAGGACCATTTACAATTACAAGTTCTACTGATAAGATTGATACACGTGCAAGATCAAGGTTTGCAAGTTTAAAAGTTGCTAACACTTCTACTGGTCAAAGCTGGAGATTTGGCACTTTTAGAGCAGATGTTCAACCAGATGGTATGAGAGGATAATGCAACAAGATTTTAATGAACCAATAGGATTACCACGACTTCTTCCACAAGAAGATAACGTTTTTGAGCCAAACCCTAGAGATATAAATTTTCCTGCTCCAATGGAAGTATTTAAAAATATTGCAAAACAAAAAGCATTGGAGACTGTAGGTAAAAAAATTGGATTACCAGCACTTGGACAAGTATTAGGTATGAATGCACTTTATTCAAATCCTTTTGGTATGGCATTATTAGGACCCGTTGGTGCAGGTATTAGTTCTTTGTTCGGAGGTATAAAACAAAAATTTGCAAACTATAAAAATCAAAAAAATATAGCAAGAGAATCAAACAAAGATTTACAAGATAGAATAGACAAAGGTCAATTTGGATCAGTTACACAAACTCCACAAGATTTTCAAAAAACAAATCAATATACTGCGCCTGATGGACAAGGAAATGGTGGAGGAGGGTTTACTTCTCAAGATGCAGGAAGAGAAGGATACGGAGCAGGAGGTCAGTACAGATAATGGCTAGGGTAGATATAATTATACCTGAACCTACACCAGTTTATACTGAAGATAATCAAAGACAAGTAGCTCAATCTTTACAAACACTAAAAGATAAATTAAACACTTCTTATCAACAAGAATTAAAAAATGAACAGGATGCATTTAATTACTTTTTATCATGACCATACGATACAAAAATCAAGGATTTAAACAAGCAAGTACAGGTAAGACTACTGCACTTACATGCCCTACTGATGCAACTATAATTGTTAAAAGTGTTTATTGTGCAAACAATGATGCTTCTTCAGGTATATTAGTTAACATGAATTTGGTAGATGCTTCTGATTCAAGCACTGAATATGAATTTTTTAGAGATGAGGTAGGTGCTAAATCACAAGTTAATGCTACACCACAAGGCTTAAATTTAGAAGCAGGTGATGCAATAACAGTACAGGCAGCTACAGGAAGCAATGCAATTCAAGGTGCTATTAGCTACGCTCAAATAGATAGATCTCAAGAAAATGGCTAGACAAAAATTTGTAAGCTTTACTCCCAGACCAAAGCCTAGGAAGAGGCCTCGAAGGCATAAAAAAAGTCTTTCAAAATCTGAGAAAAGAAGTTATAAGGCTTACAATCGTCAAGGAAGATAAAATGAAAGATTTACCAAAAATACCAGCAGTGGCTACAGAGGTAATAAAACATAAAAGAACAGGAAAAGTTTATGCTAATAAAGCTGAGTTTGATTCTGATGTTGCTGATCCCAATACTGACACTACTGTGGATGACTTTAGACAAGACCTCGAAATTAAAGTTACTAGAATTCCAATGGGTATTCAAACAAAAAAATAAATGAAACCTAGAGGTGCAACTGAACTTCAAATGGAAATGCTTAATAGGCATGTTTCAAAAGAGCTTTTAGATAAAGTACAAATTTGTACATCAATACCAGGAAAAGTTCCCCTCGATCCTAATAAGTTAAATATTTTATGGCAAAAAAATTCTTATGATCAACCAAACCTTCAAGAATTTTTTACAAATAAAGAAAGACATAAAGAATATGATTGGTATGTTTTTAACAGCCATTGGAATTATGAAAAGTTTAGATATTTTTTTGGAATACCAACTGAAAGATGTATCGTTATAAAAAATGGTATTGATGATTTTCCCACAAGAAAAATATATGAAAAAGGAAAGCCAATAAAATTAATACATCATTGCACACCTTGGAGAGGTATAAATGTATTATTGTTAGCTATGCAACAAATAACAAATCCTAACATATCTTTAGATGTTTATTCTTCTACTCAAGTATATGGTTCTGATTTTAGTAAAGTGCATGATGATGAATTTAAACCATTATATGATCAAGCTAAAGAATTACCAAATGTAAATTATATTGGATACAAACCCCATGAGTACATAAAAGAAAAGATGCCTAATTATGATATGTTTGTTTATCCTTCTATATTTGAAGAAACATCGTGTGTGTCAGCTTTAGAGGCGTTAGCTTCAGGAGTCCATGTCATTACAAATAATTACGGAGCCTTGTATGAAACTTGTTCAGAATGGCCTGTTTATGTAAATTACTCAACTAACTATGAACAAATGGCAACAGATACTGCAAATGCAATTATGACTGCTGCAGGGTATCTTCATGAAGATAGTATTCAAGAACATTTATCAGAACAACAAAAATTTTATAAAAAATTTTATAACTGGGAAAACAAAGGACAACAATGGACTACTTTTCTTACTGGAGCTTTGAAAGATAAAGGTTTATAATTTTTTATGTTCGAGCATGAAAAACTTAATGAGCACATTATAAAAGTAAAACTACCAGATTTAATTTTTGATGAAATTAAAATATGGAAAAAAGAATGTGATAAAATTAAAAATCACAAATTATCTCATTTAAAAATGATGGATAATGCTGGAACTGAAGGCAATAATTATCAAGTAAGTGTCCCTAAATTTTTAATTTATGATGGCTTTTGGTTACCTTACGTTTTAAGATTAATTTCAAAACTTAGTGGAGGCCACCATAGAGATTATTATTTAAGAGAATGGCCTGGTCATTTTGAATCTGATGTTTGGATAAACTATGCTTACAAAAATAATTATAATCCAATACACAGTCATAGTGGTTTTGTCTCAGGAGTTATTTATTTACAAAATCAAAATGATTTAACTATTTTCCCAGATCAAAATTTTAGTGTACAAGGTAAACCAGGGGAAATGATTTTATTCCCTTCAGGTTTAAGGCATCAAGTAGACAAAATAAAAGATAATTATGAAAGAATAACTTTTGCATTTAATATAAATGTTGATAAAAACCGTGAAAGGATACGAAATCATGAAAAAAAATAATGAATTTGTTAATGAAGATACTTATCAAACATTAAAAGAATTTAGAGTTGATCCACCCTCTCAAGATTTAGCTGTAAAGCCATTATGGAAAGATAGACCAAAAACAAAACCAAAAAAAGATTATTCTATATTTGTTGCTACTCCAGTGCATAGTGATGTATCTTTACATTACACACAAGCACTTTTAGAGTTTCAAAAATATGCAAACGAACAAGGTGTAGATACACATTTTCAATTAATGAAATCTTCATTAGTTACACAAGGAAGAAATTTATGCGTGTCAAGTTTTTTAGAATCAGATCAAACTCATTTATTATTTATTGATTCTGATATTTGGTTTCATTCTCCATCGATATTAAGAATGGTAGAAAAAGATAAAGATATAATATCCATACCTTATCCTTTAAAAACAATGATGTGGGAAAAACTTTTTGATAAAATACAACAAGGCGTAAACATAAAAAAACCATACGATTTAAAAAAATATTTAAATACATATCCTATGAGAGTTAAAAATCCGAAAAGTATAATAATGGACAATGGTGTAATTGAGGTCACTCATAGTCCTACGGGCTGTATGTTAATTAAAAGGGAAGTTTTTACAAAAATGATTAAGGCTTATCCTGATAAGAGTATTGTACAAAAAACTGTTATAAATGGAAAATACGTTGACAAACCAAATATGTGGAATTTTTTTGATACTTTACATGATCCAGTAGAAAAGGTTTATTTGGGTGAGGACTTTGCTTTCTGTAAACTTTGGAAAGATTTAGGTGGTAAATGCTACGCATTAGTTGATGCACCCATTGTTCATGTTGGGGATCATACTTATGAAGGTCGTTTTTCTGATGAGTTGATATCTAAGGCTTAAAATGGTAATATTTACTATTTAAGATCTTAAAAGGAGAATTTTTACATGTTACAATTTTTACCCTATGCATTAGCAGCCTACGGTGGTTATCAAGGATATAGGGGAGCTAAAGAATCAGGAGCAACAGGTATTGGGAGATTATTAGGAACAGCAGCAGGAGCTTATGGTGGATATCAATTCGGCAATATGGTTCCAGGAGTTCCAAAAGCCCCTATGCCATTTCAAATGCCAAATGCAGGAGGTAGAAATCCATTAGCTCAATTTGGATCACAAGCTGCCTCTAAACTTCCAACAGCATCTACAGCTGCAGAATTAGCTAAACAAGGTTTAAAAGACCCTACTTTGTTAGATAAAATTTTAAAAAGTAAAAAATCAGGTTTTACTGAATATGACGGTTTAAAAGTTTCTGCACTAGCAGGAGGCATACCATTTTTATTAGGTGCTTTTGATCAAGGACCAACGGACATTTATCAACCAACTTATAATGTTGGTTACGCAGAATTTGCAAAACAAAGACCAGGCTTTACTTACATAGACCCGACTTCCGGACAAGAAAAAGAATATGAATCTGTTTATATTCCTGAAGCAGATCCAAAAAATCAAGGAGCTTTTAGATCTGGACCTTTTGCTATGGAAAAAACAAGATTAAGAACTGGTGGATTAGCAGAGGTAAAAAAATTTAATGAGGGTGGTGTTAATTATTTACCCTCTAAAGTAACACACGATGAAAATGATTCTAACAATTATGTTAGAGCAACTGGATACGTTGAAGACGGAGCAGGGGTAGGTGATAAGGACGAAGATACAATGTTAGCTCAATTAGCAGATGGAGAATTTGTAACAAGAGCAGATGGAGTATTGGGTGCTGGGATCATAGCTGGAGCTAATCCAAATAGCTTTAAAGATATGAGAGAAAAAGGTGCCGCATACTTTTATGAACAACAAAAAAGATACAAACGTGTATTTGATTTATTAAAGGATAATGATGGCAACAGCACAAAAACGAAAAATTAAACCACTTGTAAGTGTATTATCAATAGAACCAAAAGATATTGAAAGGTTCTGGCCACTTGCAGAATTTATGATATCTGAAGCTTTAGTTTTTTCTGGTAAATATTGTGATTCAAAATTTATATTAGAACAATTGAAGAAAGATGTGTTTCAATGTTGGATATTATTTGGCAGTGATGAGTTTGAAGAAAACAAAGTATTTGGTGTTGTTGTAGGAAGAATAGCTGAACTACCTAATTACCATCAATATGAAATAATTATTTGCACAGGTAAACGTAGAGAACTTTGGGAAGATGCTTTAGTGCATGAAGTAACAGAATTTGCAAAACAAAATAAATGTAAACGAATGTGTATTATGGCTAGACCTGGTTGGGAAAAAGTTTCTAAAAAATGGGGCTGGAAAAAGAAACATGTTCAATTAGAGAAATGGATATAATATGAGTTTTTTAGGATTTGGGTCAAATAAAGCACCATCAACACCCTCTGCACAAACACAATTTGTTAGAGAAGCACCAGGAGTAGAAGAAAGAAAACTTGAGTTAATGGATATTGCGCGTCAAGTAGCGCAAGACCCTATTAATTTGCCTGATGTTCAAGTAGCTCCATTGTCTGCTTTAGAGCAACAAGCTTTAACAGCAGCAGGAACGACAGGTGTGGGTTCAGGAACAGTGGGTCAAGGAATAGCTGCGCTTAATACTGCAATAGCTCCAGTGGGTGCATCACAAATAAATCAATTTTTAAATCCATATCAATCATATGTGACTGATGAAATTGCAAGACAGTCTGGCATAATGCAAAATCAAATAGCTGCACAAGCTGTTAGATCAGGTGCGTTTGGTGGTGGTAGAGAAGGTGTACAACAAGCAGAATTACAAAATAGAACTTTAGACGCAATGGGTAGAGCTCAACAACAAGGTTTCGGTACTGCATTAGGTGCAGCTCAAAGACAACAACAATTAGGTATGGCAGGTGGTCAACAATTAGCTAATATTGGTGCAGGTCAACAACAAATGGCACAACAAGATATTGCACAACTTATGGGCGCTGGCGGAGTTCAAAGACAATTAGCTCAACAAGCATTGGATGCTCAAAGAGCAACAACATTACAACAACAATACGAACCTTATCAAAGAGCTGAATTTTTAGCTAATCTTTATGCTGCTGGCCCTAAAACTCAATCAAGTATTACAATGGGAACACAACCTACAACTAGTCCTTTAGCACAAGCTGTAGGAACAGGTATAGGAGCATTTACAGCTTATCAAGGTTTAAATCCAAAGGGGTAGTCTTATGAATAAAGTTTTAAATAGACCCTTGTTTAGACAAGCTGCTCTTAGAAAAGGTCATTTAAAAACTATTAGAGCACAAACAGGAATAATGGTTGGACAACCATATAGTCCGCCAGGAACTCCTGCTGTAGTTCCAGGTCAAGGAGTTTTTTCTCCAGTAAACACACAAAGATTTGGTCCACCTAAACCAACTAGAATGCAAAATTTAGCAAGAAATCCAATAGTAAGATTTGGTAAAGGTATTGCTAATCTACCAGGAATTATAGGTTACGAAGGTTCAGGAAAAGTTTTAGATGCATTTGGCATGAAAGATTCTCCCTACAAAATGCCATTGCAACTAGCAGGTGCTTATGGAGCTACTAAACTTCCAGGAGCAGCAGCTTTAGGTTCTATAGGTTTTCTACCAAGTGCAGGTATCTTAGCTGTTGGTGGTTTAGGATATATGGGTAAAAAAGAACAAGAAAAATTTGATGCACTACCTAAAAAAGAACAAGAAAGAATTAAAAAGGAAAGAGCAGAATTTGCTTCTTCAGTAGAAGATTTTGGATCTTTACCCCAAGGCTTGTTTGGTAAATTTGTACCTAGACCACCTGAACCAATTCAACCAAAAACTTCTGCAAAAAAATCTACTAGACCAGGTTTTGCAGATAGAAGAACTGAATTAAAAGCTGAGGGTGATCAATTATTAGATGAAAAATATGCAGGCGCAGAAGGCGATGCTAATTTAAATTCAATACAAGCGGATAGTATTTCTCCTTTACCAACTCCTCCTGGAGGTGGTGATGACCAAAGAGAAAAAATTGCAGCGGGTGCAGATAAAGATACACCGGCTACCGGAGCACCAGAGCTTGAATTAACAAGAAAAGAAAAAATTGAAGCAGCGAAAGAAGATCAAAAAACTACAAATAATATTATTAATGGAGGAACTGGTGGAACAACTATTGATAATAATTTTGAACAAACAATTAAATTAGCTAGAAGATACTATGATGAGCTTGATGAAGGTCGAGGTTCTCAAGCTAATTTAGTTTTTTTATCAAATCTTGCTTCAGGTCTTTTAACTGGAACTACAAAAAAAGGTGGTATTGGTGGAGCCTTAGAAGTATTTGGTCAGGCCTTAGGACCTGCTGTAAATAATTTAGTTACCATAAGATTAAAAGAAGGTGAGTTAAGAGCTAATAGAAGAGAGTCTTCATTGAATGCAGCTCTTGATCATATGAAATTTTTAAATGATGCAGCAAAAACAGAAAGACCTGATCTTACTCCAGGTGTTGTTCAATTTAGAGGTGCTGATGGTGTTCTTAGAAATTATAATGGTTATATTGGTAAGGGTGGAACAACTTATTTACCAGGTGGGTTAGGTGATGACGGTCAAGAAAGATTAATCCCTATTTCACAATCAGGGCCAATCAAAGATTCAGAAGGTCAGGTAATAGGAGTATTTGAAGATTTCAAAGCAAAAAAAGATATTAATAAAAGATTATTTGAAATTCAAGATGTATTAGGTAATAGATACAATGCATTATCAGTTGCTAGAGATGTATTACAAACATTAAACCAAGAAGATGAATCTGGTGAAAAAGTAAAAGCCGGTGCTACACTTTCAGTTGATACTTTTACTAGAAGATTAAGTGGTGTTGCAAAAGAGTTAGTAGGTTTAGATATTTTAGATAATGACATTACTAATTTAACTTTAGGTCAACTTGAAGAAAAAGCATTAAAATTACAAGAAGATGAATACAAAAAAATAGATGAATCTGATTTAAGCGAAAAAGCAAAAAAAGAAGCTAAAGAACTTTTAAGTAAAGAAAATCTTATGGCTGATGCTACAAAAAGATTAAAAAGAACAGGATTCTTTTCTGGTTTAAGTAGAGAAGAACAAGAAAAATTAGCCGTACAAGAAACAACTCTTGTTTATGCATTAGCTAATACATTTAAAGATCAAGATAGATTAACACAAAGAGACATCGATGCTGCTAGAAATATTGTTAATATATTCTCATTAACAAGATCTTCAGCTGATGTTAGAGCTTCAATAAATGCTATTGCTTCACAGCTTGAATCAGACATTAGAAGACAAGAAGAATTATACAGAACAGCAGGAGGTTTAGAACAAACAATTACAAATTTAAGAAATTTAGCTGAATTTGAAACATTCGGAAAAGGTACAATTGCACAACAACTTGCAGAAGATTTAAGTCTAGATGAAATTGAAGAAGGGCTATCAGGAGTTAATTTATAATGGCTACTTTGCAAGATATACAATCTGCTTTAGATAATAAAACTTTAAATCCCTCTAATTTAAGTATTAAGGAAAGACAGTTAATAGATGAAGCTATAAAAAGAGGTGCCTTAAAAGGTCCTCTAATGGATGATTTAATTAAACAAAGGGGTTCTGCAGCAAGAGACGTTGCTACGATGGATGCTGCAGAAAAAAATCCTATAGGTGTAAGATTACAACAACAAGATAGTGCTCTTGATGGTAGATCAGAAGCTATTTTAGCTGGTGATTTAATTGGTTCTATTTATCCATATGTAGCAGACAGAAAAAAAATATTTAGTGCCGCAAAATCTAAAATACCTGGAAACAAATACACAGGTTTATTTGCGAGAACAAAAATGTTTAGCAACTTTGCAGATAAATTAACTACAAAACTACCTGGTAGATTTAAATTATTAGGTGGTGCTATGAAATTAATAGCAAGAGCTGCAGATCCTACAATTGGTAGAGTTTTAGCTAGTCCCCTTGGAAGAACTGAAATAAAATCAGTTTTAGGTGGCACAGCAGGTGCAGGTGTAGGTTCAGTTGCTTACGATACTCTTAATGAAACAGCAGGTGTTTTAGCTATGGATGCTATCGCAGATGATTTAAAAGATATGCCACCAAGAGAAGTAAACACAGATATTATGGCTAACGCATCAGATGCAATGTTTACAGCATTGGCATGGAATGCAGGTGCAGCCACATTAACACCTTTTATAACAAAGGGTTTAGGTAAAATTGGTAGATTAGCTATTGGGGCTAAATCAAAAAATGCAAAAGAGTTAGCAGCAATTGCAAGAGACAAAGGTTTACCATTACCTTTAGTTATGACTGCTCAAGAGGGCACAGGTCTTCTTGGTGGTTTTGCAAATAAATTTTTTAAGGTTGTTGGTATCATGCCTTTTATTAATGGAATTGGTAAAGAAGCATTACAAGGAGCTGAACAAAAAGCTGGTAGAGAATATTTAAATAACTCCGTTCTTAATTATGGACCATTAATTAAAACAGGTATGTTATCTGCAACAATTTACAAACAAGCAGATGAAGCATTCAAACAAAATTCTAATTTAATAAACGCAAGTTATTCAGGTTTTGAAGCATTAGCTAAGACAATAAAAAATCCTAAAGTCATTCCTACAAAACACGTAAAAAAAATGGCTGATGAATACATAGATAGTTTAGCTATGCAGTTTCCTGGTTTATCAAGATATGTATCAGATCCTTTAGATGAACTTGCTGGTCAAGTAGATACAAAAGCTTTTGCTGAGTTGACAGGCGCGGGAGATCCATTAGCAAATTTTTTTAGAGCTTTAAGAAGATTAGACGATACAGTAACACCTTTGCAATACAAAGGTTTAATGACTATGATGAACAGAGCCATTGAAACTACAACTTATCAAAACATAAGACCAACTTTATGGTCAATAAGGGAAGCATTAGAAAATGATTTAAATTCTTTCGGTGGTGCAATCACTAAAGAGACTTTTTTTAAAGATGAGACTTTTAAGGCTGGTTATGATAATTTGGTAAAAACAGCAGGTAAAGCAGCTGCTGATGCTGATTTAAATTTAGTTTTAAAACAATCAGAACAACTTAAAGATCAATTGTATAGAGCTAATGATACCTTTGCTACATTAATGAATTTTTATCAAAGAGCAAATGTTACAAAAGTATTTAGAGGATATGATGCTTCAACTTTTACAAATAAAGCTTTAGCAGGCATTGGAGGAGTTGAACAAAAAAAAGCACAAAGATTTTTTAATGATCTTGCTAATGATGTATTTACACGAGGTGATTCAACAGCAATAAAACAATTTAGACAACTGTTGGGTGCTGATAAAATTGTATCGAAAAAAACAGGAGCTCAAATTGGAGTAACTAAAGGTGGTGGGGAAGCATTATTTAATGCTGCGAAAGCAAGATGGATGTTTAATTCTTTTTATAGAGGATTTGATTCAGCGGCCTCTCCTGCAGGAAGAACGATGATTGATGAAATTATGAATGATGCTGCAGTTAGAACTGGAATTAATGGAACAGTAGATGTCATGGAAGCTATGTCTACAAGAGGTGGTGCATTAGATTTCGATATTACAAAAGTAAGAGGTAGTAATGAAATATTTGATGCTACTAAAATTAAATTTAGTCCGAAAGATACGTCAGGTTTTAATATAAACAAATTTTTAAGAGAGCTTGGTATTGCAGATCCAACTGATGATGTAGCTAAGAAAAAATTAACTACAATTTTAGGTGGTCCAGGTAAAGCAAAAGAGTTCGAAAAGTTTTTAACTTACATGAAAGCTGTTTCAGACACACCAATTGCAGATACATCTACTTTCATGCAAAGAAGATTGCAACTTGGTGGCTTAAATTCTTTCGCTGGGGCTGTTGTTCTTGGAGGTTCAGCAGCGGTAAATCCTTTTGCCCCTGCATTATTTGTTTTACTTGGTAGACGTGCTGGTCAAATATTAACAGATCCAATTGCAATGAGAGCTTTTAATGATGCGTTAAATCCTGATGAACAAATTGCTTTGTTAATGGGTAAAAAAGTTGGTGATGGTGTTCCTGGTGTATTAGGTCTTGGCCGTAGATATTTTAAAGGTAGAGACATACAAACAGCGGCAAACATTTTACAAAAACCAAGTGTGGTTGGTAGATTAGGTTTAACACAAAAAAGAGAAGCGTTTGCTCGATTAATGAATTATTTAAATGAAAGTGATTCAGATGTTCCAAGAGTTGATCCAAAAACAGTAGGTGCAGATGAAATAACTGAAAGACTTTTACAACTTGATGCAAAAGTTCCTGATCCAAATTATAATGAAAAAACATTACCTAAACAAAATTTTGAAACAATGTTTGCAGGAGATTTTTCAGGAAGTTCAGGAAGTGCACAGGTAGATAATAATGCGGTTGAGTTTTTAAGAACAGCAACAGGCAATGAAGCAATGGTAAATGAGGCTGAAGCACCTATTGAAGAAGTAGAAAAAACAAATGTCATGGAAGACTTAGAACTTGAAAATCCTGTTGTACAACAACCTACTGCACCAGTGCCACCGGCTACCGGAACAGTTGATGCAAGTCAATTTCAAGCATTATTTCCTAATGATCCAACAGGTGCAGCGATAGCACAAAGGGGTATGAAAAGTGGCTAAAAAATCTGCAATCGATAGAATAGATAATCATGAAAAGATTTGCAGACTTATGCAAAGACAAACTTTTAATAGAATAGATAGAATGGAATCAAGAATAGCTAGAATGGAAAAATGGATTGTAGGTGGATTAACTGCAATTCTTTTAGCTGTACTTTCAAACCATATGTAGTAATAACTACAAATGAAAATAGTAAAGAAATATCCTTACAAACATTACAATAGATTTTCAGATACAACCGGGCGTAAATATTTAGTCGATAATATAAAGGTTCCAAGTGTAACCACTATTTTATCAGCTACAAAAGATAAACGATTTTTAGATAATTGGCGAAGGCGAATCGGAGATGCAGAGGCTGATCGTATTATGCAACAAGCATCATCCATTGGAACTGAAATGCATCAAGTATTAGAATACACCCTTACAGGCCAAGGATATTATAACGATATGGAAGAAGGTAAAAAACCAAGAATGATGGCAAAAACCATTTTGGACAACATTAAAATAGACGAGGTTTGGGGTAATGAAATAAGTCTTGAATATCAAAACAAATTTGCAGGCACAGCAGACCTTTCATGTGTAGCTTACGGAAAGCCTAGTATTGTTGATTGGAAACAAGCAAATAAGCCAAAAAAAGAAGAATGGGTTGAAGACTATAAATTACAGTTGGGTGCCTATTATTTAGCCCATACAGCCAATTACGGACCCATAGAGCAGGGGGTAATAGCAATTTGTACCCGAGACCTTCAATATCAAGAATTTAAACTCTCAGAGCCTGATTTAAAAGAATACTCTGAAAAATTTCTACAAAGAGTTGAGGATTACAATAAGTTACAGAAGCCATGATTTTAAATCTTCTTCACCTAAAGTTTTTGCAGCTATCTGACCTTTATTAGTAAGAGACTTCATGATAGCCTCATCTAGTGTATTTTTGGCTACAATATCAATATAAACGACAGTTCCTTTTTGGCCCATTCTATGAGCCCTATCTTCTGACTGCATTCTCACTTCTAAATTGTAATTATTAGAATAATAAATTACTGTGTTTACAGCAGTAAGTGTTAGACCAAAGCCCCCTGTTGTAGGGTTTATTACTATAAATCTAGTATCCTCATCTTCTTGAATTTTTCTAACTGCTTCTTGCCTATCTTCAACATTTACTGCACCATAAATACTAACTGTGCTTTTATCACCATATTTTTGTTGTAAAAATGCAACAATCTCATTAATGTTATAAATATAATTAGCGAATATAATTACTTTTCCATCGGTTTCATTTAAAATTTCTTCAAGAGTATCTATTTTTTGTTTATGTAAAGCCATTATTTCACCATCATCATTTTTAGTAAAACCATTACATACCTGGTGAAGTTTAATAATTTCTGTAAGTTTATTTGAAAAACTTATTGTGCTATCTTCAACTATAGCGAGAGCGTTTGTTCGTAATTTTTCGTAAAGTTTTTTGTTCTCACCTTCTAACTCAACATATCTTTTTTGCCTTACCTTTGGTTTTAGATCCAAACATTGATCTTTTCTAATTCTAGTAGAAAAAAACTTCATCTTTTGTTCGAGTTCTTGTAATCTTTTGTAATATTTTGGCACTGATATAAATCTTCCAGAACCTACTGGTATATCTGTCATTTCAGCATATCTATTTCTAAATGCTAAATAACTTGAAAAGCCTAATAATTCTGGACTTAAAAACTGACATTGTGTAAAAAGATCCAATGGAGATTTTGTTATTGGGGATCCTGTTAGTATTCGCCTTATATGAGATAGTTTTCTTAATCCTAAAATATTTTTTGTTCGTTTTGCTGATCTGTTTTTTATTGTGGTTGATTCATCCAATACTACAAAGTTTAATTTATTTTTAATTAAATAATCACTTGCGCCATCAACTCCTCTTTTAGTTGATAAAGCTTCTACATTCATTAGAAAGATTCTAAGTTCCTTAGACTTATTTAGGTTTGCGTAATCCTTGGGTTTATCTATATTCCATTTAAATATTTTATACTTGAGTTCACTTGGCATATGTGTTTCAATTTCATTTTCCCAAACTGTGTAAACAGATTTTGGAGCTATAACTAATACTGCTGTTATTTGTTTTTTAAAATATAAGTATGCCATGTTATCAATGGTAACTTTAGTTTTGCCTGTACCCATTTCCATGAAGTAGGCCCACTGTGTTTTTTGTGCTGATTCTTCTAAAGCATTTCTTTGATGCTCATAGGGTTTCGTCTTGTAAGGGTATTTCCACATCCTGGCAAAGAATTATATTTTTTTGTTGCAAACGTCAAACGAATAATTTAAGAGACCAGCAGGAGGAAAATATGGATATTGAAAAAATGTCAAACATTGACATTAGTCAAGATAGTGTAAAATCTATTTCTGACAAATGTAATCAATTAAAAGAAATTCACGTTAGTATAAAAGACGCTGAAGAAAAATTATCATCTTTAAAAAGTAAGGCAAGAGATTTTGAAGAGAGAATAATTCCAGAGATGATGCAGGAAGCTGGTGTATCTTTGTTGAAATTAAGTGATGGTTCTACTGTAGAAGTAAAACCATTCTATGCAGCAAAAATTCCTGAATCAAGAGTTGAAGAAGCCTTCGGTTGGTTAAGAACTGGAGGGTTTGAGGACCTTATTAAAAATACGGTCACTGCTTCTTTTAACAGGGGGCAAGACAACCAAGTCTCTGAATTAATAAAAGTCTGTGAAGAACATGGATTCAACTATAATAAAAAAGAAAAAGTTGAGCCTATGACTCTTAAGGCTTTTGTTAAAGAGCAGATTGAAGGTGGTAAAGAACTACCTTTTGATTTGTTCGGTGTGTACATCGCAAATAAAACGAAAATAACAAATAAATAATAGGTAACATATGAAACTAAAAGACGGACAATCGAACGAAGTATCGATTAAAAAAGAAGCCGGTGCAGTTGCTAATATAAATATTGAGCAATTCGCTGATGAAGGTTTTGATAATGTAGACTCTAAAAGTTTAGCATTACCATTCCTTAAAGTTCTTGGTCAATTATCTCCACAAGTCACTCAAGGAGATAGTCAGTTTATAGCTGAAGCAAGACCAGGGATGATTTACAACACAGTAACCGATGAACTTTATAATGGCGCTGAGGGTATTAATGTAATCCCTTGTTTTTATAAGTTGGAGTATATCGAATGGAAAGACAGAGATAAGGGCGCAGTAGCTCCTGTAAATGTTTATTCGGCTGATTCGGATATTATGTCAAAAACAACCAGAGGAGATGACGGCAAAGATCGTCTTGAGAATGGTAACTATGTTGAGGAGACTGCTTCACACTATGTTTTAGTGGTTGAACCAGAAAAATCATCAACAGCTATGATTACTATGAAATCCACTCAAAGAAAAAAATCTAAGAAGTGGAACTCAATGATGATGAGTCTCAGAGCCAAGAAAAAAGATGGTAAAGGTTTTTTTAGACCTGCACCATTTACCCAAAACTATAGACTTAAAACTGTTTTAGAGAAAAACAATTTAGGTTCATGGTATGGCTGGGAGATAGAGCATACTGGACAAGTGGAGAGCGAAGAAACAATTAAAGCAGCGTTTGATTTTTACACAAGTTGTAAAAAAGGTGCTGTAAGAGCAAACCACAACAAAGAAGAACAAGTAGAAAAATCTCCATTCTAACATGGACCTACTTGACAATACCCTGGGAGAGTTTATAGAACTCTTCCAGGGCTCATCTACATATTTTGGATGTTCGGCTCCTACTGGAAATAAAAATTCTAAAGGGAAAGCAGAATTTAAACATTGGGTTGAACCTAAACCAATGACTAAGGATCATTGGAAACAACATTTAAAAGGAGAAGCTTACTATGGATCAGTTCCCATTAGAGATGATAATACATGCAGTTGGGGGGTCATCGATGTTGATCGTTATAATATACAGCATAAGGAAGTTATATCGACAATTCGGAAAAGGAAATACCCACTCGTACCATTCAGATCAAAGTCCAACGGACTCCATCTAATTATATTCATTGAAGGTGTTGTAGCAGCATCTTCAATGCGTAAAAAATTAATTGAAATAGCATCAGACTTAGGAATTAATGATACCACAACTGATATTTTTCCTGCACAAGATGAAGTTGATTTAACACCTGAAAAATGGGATGAAAAAAGAAAAGGTAATTTTGTAAACTTACCATACCAAAAAGCAAAAACACCAACAAGAGTTGCTATGGATGATGAAGGTAACTCAATAAAAATAGAAGATTTATATAAATTTGTAAGCAAGTTTAGACTTACTCCAGATTCATTTAAGAAACTTAAAATATTTAAAGATGATTCAACAAAAGATTATCCACCTTGTGTCGTAAATTTTATGAAAAATAAAGTTGTCAAAGGCGAAGGTCGAAATGATGCTATGTTTAACGTAGCAGTATTAGCAAAAAAAATTAATCCAGATCCAGTTATGTACGAAGATTGGACTAGAAACATGATGACTAAAGTTTGTTCTGAATCATTACATCCAAAAGAATTACAAAATATATTTAAAGGCGTTGAAAACAAAGAGTATGCTTACAAATGTAAAACATCAATTGCTAGAATGCACTGTGTATCATCTGAATGCGTTAAGCGTAAACTTGGAATTGGAGCTAATGAAGCTTTACCTGAGGTAGGTAAACTTCTTAAAGTAAATTCATATCCTGAGCCATATTGGATTTTACCAATTCAAGGTAAATCTATAAGATTATCTACAAAACAATTATACCAACAGCAGCTGTTAGGAGAACAACTTTTGAATTATGATATTGTTTGGCGACCGTTAAAGCCAACAAAAAGAGATCCAGATCCTTACCGAGATTGGTTAGAAGAGTTAGTATCTAACAAACAAGATATGGAAGGTTTTGATGCAGTAGAAGAATTAGACGATGTGTTTAATTCTAGAATGACAAGATTTTTAGAAGATGTTGAAGATACAACTGAGTTTGATCAAATAGACTCTGGTAATATTTGGAGAGATGAAAATGAAATGAGATTTAAATTAGAAACTTTTAAATCATTTATGAAAAAAATGGGCTACAATTGGAGTGAAAAAGAATGCACTAAATTTTTAGAAACAGGAGGAGCAAGACCTAAATCTAAATTTAAAGGTATTCAAACAAGACACTGGGTGGTAGTCTTACCAAAACAATCAGAACATAAAAATAAAGATGTCAAATTTGTTAAAGCAAAAGCTGCGTGGGAAGACAATTAAAATATTTGGACCTCCAGGCACAGGGAAAACAGAAAACTTACTCAAAAGAGTTCAGAGATACCTGAAACAAGGATACTCACCAGATGAGATATGTTATATATCTTTTACTAACAAAGCTGTTGATGAATGTGTTTCAAGGGTTAGGAAAAGATTTAAAGAATATGATGAGGATGATTTCAAATATTTTAGAACATTACATTCTTTAGCAAGACAACAGTTTGCTGAAATTCCTGTTTTAGATCCTAAAGCTGATATGCTTATGTTTCACACGCAATATGGAACTGTAAAAGTTAATTATAAGGATGGCCATGATGATCAAAAAGTTTACAATAATTGGTCGTTACAAATATATGATAGAGCAAGAAATATGAAAGTAGATCCTGTTTGGTTATATAAACAACAACCTCGAAAAGCTGTAAGATTACAACAGTTTAAATCAATTATTGCTGGTTACGAACAATTTAAAACTATGGAAGTCGAAGGTGGAGGGAGAACAGCTGACCGATTAGATTTTACTGACATGGTAGAAAAATTTATTAGTGAAGGTGTATCTATTCCTTTTAAAGTTTTAATGGTAGATGAAGCACAAGATCTAACTCCCCTACAGTGGGACTTAGTTGTTAAATTAGCTAAAGCAGTGGATAGAATTTATATTGCAGGAGATGACGATCAAGCAATATACGAATGGAACGGAGCTGAAGTTGAGTTTTTTCAAAAGTTTCCTGGTAGATCTTTAGTTTTAAAAAAATCAGTAAGGTTAAATAAAAACATTCATTTTTTTTCTAGTTGTTTATTGTATTCGATGGGTTCAAATAGAGTTGAAAAAGAATTTTATTCTAATGGAAAAAAAGGTGCTATTTATAGATGGAATGGATTAAAAAAAATACCTTGGGATATGGAGGGTAATTGGATGGTTTTAGCTAGAATTAATGATGTAAAGAAAGAGCTCCAGCAAGAGGCAAAGAATTTAGGTTTATATTATCAAGATCAAAAAAATAACAAATCATTTGACCCAAATCAATTTTCAGCAATTCAATACTGGGAAAAAATCTGTCAAGGCGGTAGTATTACTAGAGAAGAAGCATGTACAATGTATGAATTTTTATTAAACATAGATCACGGATACCGGTCAACGGATAGTAAAAAGTGGTCATTTGCACACCCGAATCAAGTATTTAATTTTGATGAATTACATCTCAGATGTGGTATGAGAGATGAAAAAGGACTATGGAATCAAGTGTTTAAAAGAAAATTTAAAGACAAAGATAAAAAGTATTTTAAAAAACTTATGCAGGAAGGTGTAGATCTTACGCAGCCACCAAAAATAATAATAGATACTATCCACCAGGTAAAAGGTGGAGAAGCTGATAATGTTGTATTAGCCAGTAAATGCAACTTTCCATCACATTATGAGAAAAAGAATTTAACAGATAAGATAAAAGAGTTAAGAGTTTGGTACACAGGAGTTACCAGATCTAAACAAACTTTACATTTGTTAGGTACAAACCATCAATATAACTTTCCGTTAGGAAAGTATTTTAAACTTTATGAGGCAAACTATGTTTAGGAAGTTAATATTAGACGCTTTAGAGGATAGATATATTGCACAAATATCAGAGGCTGAAGCTACAATAAAAATTTACTTAGAAAAATCTGTAGGTATAGGAGAACATCCGCAGCACTTGGACGAAGTAGATAAATTAATTGAAAAAATTGCAACAGCAGAAGAAAAATTAGGAATACTAAAAGGATTTAAATTATGACAAATAAAGATATGTTTGATGAAAGTTTTCCAGAAGATGTGCAAATTGGAGGATCTCACTATAAATTTTTTGAAATTCAACCATATGAATTTATATCAAGAAACAAATTATCTTTTTTTCAGGGCAACGTTGTGAAGTACGTTTGCAGGTATTTATTTAAAAACAAAGTTGAGGATTTGGAAAAAATAAAACATTATTGTGATTTAGAAATCAAGAGATTAAAAAATAAAAAGAAATGAATATAATTGCATCTATTTTATTAATTGTTGCTATTTTTGGATTAATAGTTTTAATGTTAGTTTTTTGGAACAATGAAAAAATTTAAATTTATTATTGTGGTCCTTGTGCTGTCAGTAAGTTTATTAGGATGCATCAAAGATTACGATTTAAACCCAGGAACAACAATCATAAGAACATTAATTAGTAATGACTCATCAACTTAATTTTATTTATAATGATTCTGATTGGATTTGTCCTTCAGAATACCCAGATTTATCTCAAGCAACAGAAATTGCTATTGATTTAGAAACTAAAGATCCAAACATAAAAACAAAAGGTGCAGGATGGGCAACATTTGATGGTCATATTGTAGGGTTCGCAGTAGCAGCTCTTGGCCAACAATGGTATTTTCCAATACATCACGATGCAGGTGGAAATATGGACGAGGGAATAACCTGCGCATGGATGCAAGATGTTTTAAATTTACCGGCAACTAAAATATTTCATAATGCTAGTTATGATGTTGGTTGGTTATTAGTAAATGGTTTTAATATCAAAGGAAAAATTGTGGATACAATGATAGCAGCGGCAATCATAAATGAAAACAGATTTAGTTTTAGTTTAAACGCTTGTGCAAAAGATTATCTTGGTGAAATAAAAAATGAAACATTCTTAAATGAAAAAGCAAAAGAATGGGGAATAGACCCTAAGGCAGACTTATGGAGACTTCCTGCTGGCTATGTTGGGTTTTATGCAGAGCAAGACGCAGGTTTAACTTTAAAATTATGGGAAAGACTTAAATCAGAAATTACCAAACAAAGCTTACATGATGTTTGGGAATTAGAAATGGACCTGCTGCCTATATTAATTGAAACAAGACAAAGAGGAATTAGAGTTGATGAAGAAAGAGCAGCTGAACTTAAAAAAGAATTTAAAAAAAAAGAAGGTCAAGTTTTACAAAAAATTAAAAAGGAAACTACTTTGAATGTCGATATTTGGGCTGCAAGAAGTGTTGCTCAAGTTTTTGATAGGATTGGAGTTGAGTATCCACGGACAGCGAAGACTGACGAACCAAGTTTTACCCAAAACTGGTTAGTGAACTGTGATAACCCGATAGCGCAACTAATAAGAGAAGCAAGAGAAATAAATAAATTCCATTCAACATTTATAGATTCAATCCAACGTTATGTTCATAAAGGCAGAATACATTCTGAAATAAATCAATTAAGATCTGATCAAGGGGGGACTGTATCTGGTAGACTTTCATATTCAAATCCAAACTTACAACAAATTCCAGCAAGAAACAAAGAGTATGGTGATAAAATTAGAGGATTGTTCCTACCTGAAGAAGGTAAGCAATGGGGTAGTTTTGACTACTCACAACAAGAGCCTAGGCTTGTTGCACACTATGCTGCATCAGTAAATGAAACATTTGAGGGTGCAGCAGAGTTTATTGAAGCTTATAAAAATGAGGCTGCTGACTTTCACCAAATAGTTGCAGATATGGCTGGTATTACAAGATCTCAGGCTAAAACTATTAATTTAGGATTATTTTATGGTATGGGTAAAAATAAATTAGGCAAAGAATTAGGTATTACAAAAGACAAAGCTGAAGCCCTTTTAAGACAATATGGAGAAAGAGTTCCTTTTGTTAAAAAATTAGCTACAGAAGTGTCTAGCTCTGCTTCTAAATATGGCTTTATTCGAACGATAAAGGGCCGTAAATGCCGATTTGACATGTGGGAGCCTGCTACCTTCGGAATGAATAAAGCAATGCAATATGAGGAGGCTAAGGCCATTTATGGAAACAACATCAGAAGGGCTTTTACTTACAAAGCATTAAATAGATTAATTCAAGGATCTGCAGCGGATCAAACTAAACAAGCTATGATTGAATGTCATAAAGCAGGATTTAAACCTTTACTACAGATTCATGATGAATTATGTTTTTCAATTAATAATGAAAATGATATTAAATTAATCAAGGAGATAATGGAAAATGCAATCGAAGATCTTAGAGTTCCTTCCAAAGTTGATATTGCCCTCGGACGATCCTGGGGAGAGGCTAAGGAATAAAAATTGCTTAGCCTGTAAATCAAAAAGAACTATTCTTTCTGGTGATCATCAGATTCCCTGTCCTGCGTGTCAACCAACTCCCGATTATTTTCGTTCTCTTGCAGGTCTTTAGAATTATAAAATTGTAATTTATAACCTTTCTCTTTTAACTCTTTTATTTTTTTTGGTGTCCAATAAAACATAGCTCTCCTTTTTGTTTTTTTACCTATTATACCATGGACGATTTTTTGAAATTTTATTTTATTGAATAGTAATCGATCACCTACTGCAGGGGTTTAATTCTAGATGCGACACTGAATGCTTTTAGAAAAATTTAGAGCGCAGTATCCTTAGGGAAAAATTTAATTTTTTTAAGCTAGATTAACTAGCTATATCAAAAAGACCTTTTTGTGCGTCTTCAACACTTTGATCATTAATCTTTGTTCTAAGATTTTTGATCTTGATATCGATCCACTTCATGTCAGGTGTTACTCTGCCCTGAGTTAACGCCTGTGTTGCCCACTTGGACTCCAACTGAAGTTTCTCCGATATTAACTTTTGTAGTTGCATCTCGGTCAACCTCCTCAAAGGTTATGAAAAGTAAATCTGGATTATGAAACCCAGCACCTTCCACTTGGTTTATATCTCCTGAGTCAACCTTCTTTACAAAATCCTCAAGAGCAGCTTTATCGTTCTTGGCCTCAAGCGTCTCATTAATATATATATTTTTATAGTTTGCTTGGACGCGATACAGCTTCATGATGTATTATATAACAAAATGTGATAATAATGCAACTATGTGGGTGCTCCCACCTGCCTACATTCAAATCGAATGGCTAATTTCTCTTTATTTACTCTATTTTGGTCCATTTTTGCTAGATGTCTTGCAGAAAATCTATAGCCATCCATAGAACAATCTGCCCAATTATCATACTGAATGCCCATAATTGCACTGCCAGGGCACTGCATTGTTAAATAACTACATACATGTAAAACTAATACAAATTTTCCCATAATTACCTATATTATCCTAGCTTATTATTTTGTTGCATATCCCATCTAAATGTATATATAGAATTCATGCTTTTTACAAAAATAACTAACAAAGAGGATAACATGAAAAGTGAAAAATCAAAAGCTGAACTAAGTGCGGCTGAAAAACTTGGTGAAGCTTTGGTATTACACCCTGAGTGGGAAGTAAAACCTAAAGTTGTTGAAATGGTACATGAGTTTACTGTGTCATTCAATGAGTCGACAAAGAAGTTAACATTAACTGTTAATGGCGAAGTCTATCGAGAGATGGATTGTAAAGATGTCTTGAGTGGTAAAATAAAATTTCATCAAGGTATTAATGAACTTAATCATAAGTTTAACCTATGGAAGTACGATGACAAGAATTAATTGTGCTTCAGAAATTTTTAGGGAATGGGCTGAGAAGGTATCTGAAACCTTGGATGAGTTACCAAGAACAACGGTTACCGGACAACCATTGGAATATTCTGATGATGAGTTTCAAAAAGTAATGGCGAAGCTGCAGCAGTGTTCATTTAATTTTGCTGAGTTTCCAATTTACCCAATCAACGAAAAAATTGCTTGTGAGTTAGTTTATAGCCAACTCGCAGGGTACGATAACGAGGACTAAAATATTATGAAAGATTTAATTTTTAGTATGATCTTTATTGGCCTTATGCTGGCAATACCACCAAAAATATTATTATTTATTTTTGGATCATTAACCTATTTATTGTTTTACTAAGGAGGAAAAGATATGAACAATCAAATAAAAAATAAATACTTCGAAACAACAGACTATACGAAGTTTAAAAAAGCTAGAGGTAATAGACCTGTAGATGAAGGACACGTTAGGCAGCTAAAAAGATTAATAGCTGAAAAAGATTTATACGATCCTATTCGTGTAAATAAAAATATGGAAGTAATAGACGGACAACATACTTTACAAGCTAGAAAAGAACTAGATCTAAAGGTGCCATATATTATTATTAATTCAGACGACCCACTTGATGTTGCAAGATTAAATACTGGTCGTAAGAATTGGTCCATGGAAGCATACTTGAGTCATCATTGTTCAAGGCAAAAAAGAGATTATCAAATTTGCAGAAACAAAATGAATCAATATGGTTTAAATGTTGCAGAAGCAATGGTGTTGCTTTTGAAACAAAGCTCTCTCTGGAATAGAGTTACCACTGAATTTAAAACAGGAGAATTTAAAATCCCTGCAGGTGGTATTGAAAATACAGATAGAGTCGGCAGCCAATTGATGCAACTAAGAAAATACTTTTTAGGTATGGATGACACAAAACGTAGATTAAAAAGATCTATGGTTTATGCTTATATCATAGCTGATAAGCACCCAGAGTTTGATTTCAAAAGATTTAAAACTGCTTGTGCAACAAAGTCTTCTTGGTTCTTATCTGGTACTAGCACTAAGGATTACATCACTATTATTGATAAAATTTACAATAGTGGCCGAAGTAAGAAAAAAGTTAAACTTGTTGATTTCTTTGAATCAAAAGAGTATCAAGAACACTAATAGAGAGGGAAGAATGAACATCAATAAATGGAAGTCATGTGCAGTAGATATCAATACTTATTGTATTATTAGAGCAATGGGACAACAGGGCTTTAGGAGGCCTGGGTCTATGATTGCCAAAATAGTTGATGATGAGATTAAAAAAATAGCTAAAAAAGAGGGGAAAAGCTATCAATCAATGAAAGAGAATTTACTATCTCAGGGTAAGAAATTACTCAATGGTAAATAGTCCAACGGTTGGATGGTTAACCTTATAACCGAGAGGACGGAAAAGGGCCGGGAGACTGGCCCTTTTTTTTACTTGCAATCAACATTAAAATATTTATTAATCAATATATGTATTCCTAAGCCTAAATGAAATAAGTGGGGCTTTCAAAACACTTTATTAATCACTAACAACGAAACTCAAATTTAACTTTTAACAGAGGATATTTTTGTGGAGATTAAGAGAACTGCTAAAAAAAGTGGTGAAGAAATATTAAATGATGCTTTAGATAAGCTAGTTTTAAGCTGCCCTAATAAGAAAGCTTATGACCAAATAACAAGTTTAATGTTTCAGTTGTATTGTGGTAACGACTATGGCTTAGGAAATTTTAGTTTATCCTTTCTTGATAAAATTGAGAAAAGGTGGCAATCAGGTAGAAAAGCTGCAGCAGCTGCTAAAGGTTTGAAACTGGTTGTTAAAAATGCTTAACCACGGTGTTATATATACATCCATATCTTTTCCCGCATCGTGGTTATGCGTATGTCAGTCGATCATAAATTAATAATTATTAGCACAGTCGAACTATGCCGAGAACTAGAAGGTCTTGATAAAACAGAATTTATTGAGTCTATTCACGATCACTACGAGCACTCTCTTTTCATGAAATATCCTGTTAGGGAAAGAAAAAGGTATTATGACTTGCTCTCCGAACTTGTTAAAAATTTTGGGCATTAGGTTGGCTAAAGAAATTACAAAAACCAATATTAGCGCAGAGGAAAGAATATTCCAGGCTATCCTGGTGCAGGCCTTAGAAGATGCTATGACTACTTCAGCATTTAAAAAAGAAACTTATTGGAAGCATGATGCTCATAAATGGTTCTTAAGTAATTGTGAAGATTTTAAAAACGTTTGCTGGTCAGCTAATATGGATCCTGAATTTATAAGAGGAGAGTATTTAAAGTTAATAAGAGAGAAAAAAATCAAATTTACAAAAATGCAAAATAGTTGGATAAATTATAGAGAACTTTATAAATTGCATAGAGCTGCACAAAGTAAGGAAGAAAGAAGAGAAATTAAGAATTTAATTGTAAAATTAAAATTTAATTAAATGGAAATAGATATAAATAAGATTCATCAGGGAACCTTAGCTGAGGATTTGTTTTCTTTTGTCGAGTTAGAAAATTTAATAAATTTAAAACCATTTGTTAATATTAATAGATTTAAACCTACTTCTTTTGATAGCCCCAAAATAACTAAAGAATATAAATGGCCTATACCTATTTGGTGTAGTGATCGAAATATATGGCCTGTAAAAGAGGTTAAAACTTTTATAAATGAAAGCGCTTGTTATTTGAGTGATTGCAGTAGAGTAAATAAAAAGATTAATTTATTTTGTAAAAAATTAGAGGAAACTTTTAAAAAACCTGTTGATTGTCATATTTATTTTTCATTAAAAAAGAACACAAAAAGTTATGATCTGCATAATGATAATTATGCAACTTTAATTTTAGCACAGGAAGGTGAAATAAAAGCTACTGTAGGCGATCAAATTTTTTATTTAAAAAAAGGAGAGTATGTGTGTATACCACCTAAAATATATCATAAGGTTGAGCATTTATCTGAAAAAAGATTATCTTTAAGTTTTGTTTTATTTGAAGGGGAAGGTAATTTTGAAGAAAGAGATTGGATTAATTTTAATTAGTCATGGTGGCGAAATTAATTGGTAAACTCCAGGGGGAATGATCGAAGAGCTAAAAATGACTTAACCCCCTGAAGTAAACTAATGAAGTATATGAAATAAACATAAACTAAATTAATGCTATCATATTCGGTTTTCTGTGGCAAATGTTATGTAGATTAGAATGGTTCTAAAGGGATACCGGACACCGGAAAATCTACTATATAGATTATCTAGACCCCTGAACAATAAAAAGTACCCCAGGGGGTAATTATGGTGTATCTGGTGTATCTAAAAGACTATTATTCAATAATACCAACACTTTTAATCAATTTTAGTGGTGTATCTATGGTGTATCTATGGTGTATCTGGGATACACCACTCTTGTGCGCGCGATACTCAAAGTTTTTTGGACTACTTACTTTGTGATGAAATAATCTATATAGTAGAAATATTATGATGAAGAAATTAATATTCAATACTGCTAAAGAAGCTTTTCGTAGAGGTTTTAAAAAGTATAAAAAAGGCAAAAGAAAGACTGAAAGAGTACCTTATGATTTGGTCAAAGCTGATGTAAAAAGAAAAATAAGAGGAACAAGATTTTTTGTAGGGGCAGAAGCTAAGGCAAGACCTGGAATTGGTTCTAAAGGACTTCCAAGAGGTGGTAGACCTAGAATATTTGGTAAAGCTTATGCATCTGATAAAAGAGGCAAAAGTATGCAAATTCCTATGATGACAAAAAAACAAAGAGCTGCTAATCAAGAAGCTATAAGTCAATCAGTTAGAAAATTTATGAAAGATAAAATTGGTAGAAAGAAGTTAGGTGGTAGTATAAAAAAAGTTTATAGTGACTTCACAGCGAGAAGAAGAAAAAAGAAAGATGCAGGGTCAGATTATGGACAATTTTTTAGAAAACAAGAGGCCTTAGTTAATGCTCCTTCAAAAATTAAATTTGGTCTTTCAAATGAATTTATGAGAACACCAAAAAAAATTAAGAAAAAAATGTTAGGTGGTCTATTAACCTCAGGAATTAAATTAGGCTATAAACAATATAGAAAAGCTGGTGGCAGAAAAATATTAGAGATAATGAAAAGTGGTGTAAGAGGTTCAGGTAAAAGATCAGATGCAAGAGCTGATGTAAGATTTGGTATAAAACTACATGGAAGAAATTTAACAAAAAGAGATAAAGCTAAATTAAGAGATTATGCCCCTTAAGAAAAAAGCACTTAGAACAGACTTAGATTTGACTCCCAAACAAAAGATGTTTGTAGAAATCTTAGTACAAGACTATGGAACTATAACTCAACACGAAGCCTTAAAAAGAGCTGGTTACGATTGTAAAGATGATAACAGTGCTAAAGCTGTTGCTTCACAATTATTGAATAGAAAATTAAACCCTCATGTTGCTAGATATTTTGATAAAAGATTTGAAAAAGAATTAAAAAAATATGAGAGTGATAGTCTTAGAAGATTTAAAAGATTTGAAAGACTTTCAGATAAAGCTGAAAAGAAAGAGCAGTTTGCTGCAGCAATTAATGCTGAATATAGATCTGGTCAACTCGCTGGAGCTTTTATAGATAGAAAAGAAGTAACAGTTACTGGTTTGGAGGGAATGTCACGTGAGCAACTTGAAAAAAAATTGGAAGAATTATCCAACAAGATTGATGGGTACAACGCCAAGACGATTGAAGCTGAGCCAGAAGACGTTAAGTCAACTCAAAACGGCTAGTTGGTCTGATTGGCTTAATGCATTTAATCAAGTGCATAACTCAACAATGACAACATCAATAGGAAAAATTAAGGTTGAGATAGATGAGTAGAGGTAAAAGAAAATCTAAGAGACGAATAAAAAATAAAAAAACAATTCCTCTAAATTATAAAAAACTTGGTAGTAATATAGCTGATTATCCTTTTGTGGAGATAGAGTGGAGTGATATCGAAGGGGATGCAGGTTGGTCTGATACTAAAGCGTTAAACAAAGAAAAATTACCTGTATGTGTATCTAAAGGTTATCTTGTAAGTCAACAAAATGGTGTCACTAGAATATTTACAGATTACATCAAAACTAAGGATAAACCAACATTTGACAGTATAGGAAATACAACTATTATACCTACTTCAGTAATACAATCTATTAAGAAGTTAAGTTAATTATGGGAACATCAAATAAAGAAAGTAGGCTTTGGAAAAAAGTTAAACAAGGCTTACCTAAATGTTTCTTAACTCGCATAGAATCTAGTACAATCAATGGTATTCCTGATGTTCATGGAGTTGGAGATAGTAAACTTTTTTGGATAGAACTTAAATCAGATGAAGCTAGTTATCCTAAACTAAATAAGTGGCAAATAGTTTGGATTAACAAATATATTAAAGCTGGTGGAACAGTTTTTATCTTGAAAGAGACCCTTTCGAAGAGGTCTCTTAAACTGTACAGACCGGTGTCCGGTTTCACGGATCCTCGTTCCCTTGTGCCCGTTTTCTCGTTCTCGTTCCCTGTACAATGGCCAACGGTGCAGGAGCTCCTGCTGGGGGGAGCATGCTCCAGGAAGCAGCTGGTAGCCTGATGTCGTTCTCGTTGACAAACCTCGCTCGTTCTCGTTTAAAGGACACCTGCTGGGCCCAGCAGCGTAACCTTCAGCACAGTCAGCCTCCTTCGGAAGCTCTCGTTTCCTGCCCACGTTTTCTTTTACCTCTTTTTGTTAGTTTGCGTGGGCTGGTAACGCGAGATCCCGTTCTCGTTTGAAAGAGAAACCTCGTTCTCGTTCACAGGACAAAGGACTGAGCTCCCTGCAGCTAGAACTTCGGGGTGCTGGATCAGGAGAACTTCGTGCTTGACAGGTATCCCATGATGTCGTATCGTTTAGAAAACTAAAGGAGAAAATATGACAGTTGATTTTGAAGCACTGGATCTCGTTCGAGGCGAAAATAAATCTCGTTCCTATCACAAGAGAATAGATGAGCTCCAGCAGCAGGTGAATGACCTTCAGGAGCTGGTAGCACAGATGGTACAGGAACTACCAATGGAAAAGAAATGGTCGTTTGAAGAGAGATTAAAGAAAATAAAAAAAACAGCTTGACATATATCCCATCGTATCTTATGTAAGGACTGCCTACGTGTGAGACTGTTATGCCATGGCCGCGCAAGTGTCTTGTTCCACATGTAGGTGTTATAATTAACAAAGGAGAAATATGAAAATACACAAGAACTCAAAGTCGCTCGAGAAGCTCATAAAAGAAATTAATTCAAAGAATGCACCACCGGACGGATGGAAGGCTGCAGATCGCGTTACGCAGGACAAACCTGAAGCTGGGAAAACTTACGCGTTAACCGGCGGTCCCGGTGCACGCTGCATTGCCAACGGTAACACTTGGAAGGACAGTGTGGTGAAGGAGGATAAGTGAGGGCCTCGTCGCAATGAGTCTTGTCGTTTTATATCTTTGCTTACTTTTCCTGGCACCCAGCGCTACGCTGCTGGTAACTGGGATCCTGATGCTCTCGTTTGCAGGACTACTTTAACATTCTCGTTTCTCGTTTGAAAGGATAGCCCGTGTTGCTTCCAGTCACCTTCAAGCCGAGCCCAGCCAGCGCTACTACCTCTTGTGCTGACGAAAGGAATGGGCAGGTTTCTAGTTTAGAATAATTCTAAAAGATAATTGTTGCATTGATAGGTGGGATTTGATAAGACATTCTTTCGGTTAGGGTATCACCAAGGGGATTAACCCAAAGCATACCCTTAAATTAACAAAGGAGTAAAAAATGGGATTAGACCAACACGCACATCTAAGAGGTCATAAAGTAGATTGGGATAAATACTTTGATGACGACCAAGAAGAAAATCAAAAGGTCTTCGTTTGGCGTAAACACGCAAGACTGCAACAGTTTATGGCTGTAAAATGGGCAGAACAAAACCCAACTGTAAAGATAGAGGGACACCTGCAACATTTAGGTTTTAATGGCGACCAAGATGCACCCTGCTACATGACCGAAGACGTCGTAAAAGATTTAGCAGTTCAAATAGAAAAAGGTTATTCTGATTGCGTTGCACGAGACGGATTTTTCTGGGGACAACAGTTTCAAGAAGAATCAGTTAAAGAATACAAAGAGCAGGACATCAAGTTCTTAAAATTTTGCGAACAAGCAATCAACGAAAAGAAAGTCGTTGAATATTGGTGTTCGTGGTAATGACTAAAGATAAAAAGAACGAGGCGACAAATGTCGCCTCGCCTCGTCTCGCTGGGGAAAAAGCCCAAGATGAGTTTGTTAAAAAAATTGAACTGCTGGTGGCAGGGCTAGAAAAAACAATGCAACTAGAGATTGAGCCAAATGTTAATACCATTAATAATATCATTAATAAAAAAGATAAAAAAAAGTTAAATTAACTGTTGCATTAATAATGGGATTTGATAAGACAAGCTATCAATCATTAGATTGTGTAAATTAAACTAATAAAAGAGGTCTTATGACACAAGCACAAAAAAGACTAAAGATAGAAGAAAAAAAAATAGTTCTATCTTATGTCCAACTAAAGCTTAAAGCGAATAGACTAGCTAAAGAGTTAGACACAATGAAACAAAACATTGTTGATTGCTTTGAGAGAACAAACCAAAACTTAATCATTGTACAAGATGACAATGGCAACAGCTTTGGATTACAAAAAATAAATCGTAAAAGAAAAAAGTTTGAGACAGCAAACTTTAAGATTGCTCATAACGATTTGTATAACAAGTTCACTACTGAATTAAATTATTCAGAGTACAAAGCAATAGGAGATACAAATGCCCAATAATGATTTGATTAATATTGCAAACGTATTAAGTGAGAAGTTAAACTCAAATACACCAACAGCACTAGCTGATATGGTTATTGACAACGGGCAAAAGAAACAACTCAATTATGAGATTATGTTTCAGTTGTTAATGGGTGAGTGTGAAAAACACATACTTGAAAATAATGGCAACCCTGTTGTTGATGAGTTCAAGGACAATGTACTAAAGAAGTTTAGCACATTAGTTCAGGCACTACACACAACCGAATAAGTTCATATGAAACCAATGGCGCGTTTGCGCCATTGGTGTATCTACACCACACAAGGCTCAATTAAACTACCAACCACAAACGTAGAATTGTCATCAGGCGACGACGCTGAAAAAACCCTGTTTTTTTGCGAAAGAGGTTTACAAAGCAATATATACAAATATACTTAGGACCCAAACGGTATGAATATTGAACATTTATCAGAAGAAGAATTAAAAGATATAATTTTTAAAAAACAACTTGAGTGGATCAAGTTATGCCAGGATAATTTTATTATTTTTGCAGAGACTGTTTGGCAAGATTTTATATATCGTAAAACAAAGGACCCAAAGAAGTGGGGGCACCATCAAATAATAGCTGAAGCATTTGAAGGCATCGCTGATGGAGACGAAAAGAGGCTCATCATCAATATGCCACCACGACATACTAAATCAGAATTTGCATCTTATTTATTCCCTGCTTGGTTTATTGGTAAGTATCCAAAGAAAAAAATTATGCAAGTTTCACACAATGCTGAACTTGCTTCAAGGTTCGGTAGCAAAGTTAGAAATTTAATGAACACAGCAGAATACAAACAAATTTTTGGTAATGTACAATTAAGAGAAGATAGTAAGGCAAAAGGACGTTGGGAGACCAATCATGGTGGGGAATACTTTGCAGCGGGTGTTGGCGGTTCTATCACAGGACGAGGGGCGGACTTACTTATTATCGATGATCCACATACTGAACAAGATTCTATGTCGGACTCTGCTATGGAACGAGCTTACGAGTGGTATAGCTCTGGTCCTAGACAACGTTTACAACCTGGAGGAAGAATACTTGTTGTAATGACTCGTTGGGCAACAGATGATTTAACAGGAAGATTAGTGAAGGCTCAATCAGAAATAAAAGCAGATAAGTGGAAAGTAATTGAGTTCCCTGCAATTCTTCCAGATGATGAACCTGTTTGGCCTGAGTATTGGAGTAAAGAAGATTTATTATCTGTGAAAGCTTCAATCTCAACAAAAAATTGGAATGCACAATATATGCAGGACCCAACCTCAGAAGAGGGTGCAATAATAAAAAGGGATTGGTGGCAAGACTGGGATGAAGAAAAATTACCAAAACTGCTCCATGTGATACAATCATATGATACTGCATTTTCAAAAAAAGAAACAGCTGACTATTCAGCAATTACAACTTGGGGTATCTTTGAGCCGGTGGAAGGTTATGAGAAATGTATAATACTGCTTGATGCAATGAAGGGCCGGTATGACTTTCCCGATCTTAAGAATGTAGCTTTGGAGCAATATAGATACTGGGAACCGGAAACTGTAATTATTGAAGCTAAAGCTAGTGGTCAACCATTGATACATGAATTACGTAGAGCAGGAATACCAGTAATTGATTATGTGCCTGCAAGAGGTAGAGACAAGCATACTAGGATAAACTCGTGTTCTCCTGTATTTGAGTCAGGTATGGTATTTGCACCTTTAGACGAACACTGGGCACAAGAAGTTATTGAGGAATGTGCAGCTTTTCCTAACGGACAATATGATGACTATGTTGATTCTATGACCCAAGCTGTGTTAAGATACCGACAAGGTGGATTTGTTTCTACATATTCAGATGATTGGGATGAACCTACTTTAAAAGTTGAAAAAGATTATAAATATTATTAGGAGAACCTATGAGCCCAAAACAAAAAAAATTAGCTGCAAAAGCTCCACCACCAAATAAAATTGATGCAAAAGATTTTGCTGTGCTAAGAGCAGAAAAAGCAAAAGGCAGAGGCATGGGTTTACAAGACGAGAAGGTTCAACCAGGAAAAGTCATGAAAGCTAAAAGAGGCACAGGTGTTCTTACAGAAAAAGGAACTAGTAAAACTTTTAGAGGATTTTCAAAAGCATTTGAAGGACCTACGGATTTAAGAGGAAGAGTTTCAACAATCGTTGGTGTAAAACCAAATGCGCCAATCAGAGGTCAAAGAAAAAAATTTAAATCAATGGACGAGATGAGAAAAGCAAAAGGTTTTAAACCTGGAGAAACTGCATCTCAATTTAATAAAAGAAGAGCTGCTATAGCTTCAGCTAAACAAATAGCTAAATCATCAAAAATTGGTAAAATTGCATTAGGAGTTGCTGCTGCTGGTCTTGGTGCTAAAAAATATTTAGAGTCTAAAATGAATAAGAAAAAAGATGTTAAGAAAAAAATGTCCGGTGGCATGGCTTCTCAACAAATGAGAGGTAGACAAACTACAAGACAAAAAAAACAAGTAGACCCTAGTCAACGTTCTAGTAAATCAAAACTACAAATTTATCTTTTTGATAAAGATAAATCTAAGATTAAACCACAAGTAAGTGTTACTGGTACTAGTAAAAAAATGGGTGGTGGCATGATGCAAAGACCTATGGGTTATGATATCGGTGGTGGTGTTTCAAGAGCTAAAGAACATAAAAAAAAGATTAAAGATAAAGCAGGAACTGTTTTAGGTTACGCAGGTGAGATGGGTAAAACTGTTGCAAAAGCTACTCCTGTTGGAGCTACTTTAGAAGCTGGAAAAAAACTTGCGGAAGTAGTCAAAGAAAGAAGAGAAAAAAAAACTAGAAGAAGTAAAATGATAGAGAGGTTAAAGGAAGCTCCAAGAAGATTTCCAAGACCAAAAATTGAAAAAAGACCTTTACCAAGACGTTTGCCTTTGCCTTTGAATCCAGGTCCTAAGAGTAGACCAAAAAGAATGCCAGGCACTAATCAACCACCAAAGTATACACCTTTAAATAAAGGTGGTGGTGCCGACTCGGGAAAAAAAAATATAGTAGGTACATTAAAACCAAACCCAGGAGATAAGGCTATACATCATTTTGGAAGAAGAGAATCAAAACCATACACAGGTGGGAACAGATCAAGACCAAAAATTCTAGCTAGAGGTGGATCGGTTAAAGTAAAATGCAAACTAGGTAGAAACAAACCTACAAAAATGTACTAGGAGGGACAATGTCCCTGAAGAATATTCTTACAGGACTGGGACGTAAAATTCTTGGAGGAAAAAAAGAATCAGCGTTACCGGCTACCGGACAACAACAAAAGCAAATAACTTACACTCCTAAACCTTCACAGGCACAAGGACAAGAATTAGCTAAACAAGAAATAAAAAATCCACCAGTAGTTCTTAAAAAAACAAAACCATTACAAATGGGTGATGATCAAGCTCCTGGGTTTGGTTCTTCTACTTATGATTGGGTGATGAGAAAAGGAAGAGGCAAGTATACTCCAGATGAATGGATTGATCATTTAACTTCTACTAGAAAAGTAAACTTTAAAATATTTGGTAAGCCAGCTCAAAAAACTGTAAGAGATCAAAAAAGATTTAAATATGATTCAGGTCCCTTTGCCGGTAAAGAGGTTAGTGTTTCCAAAGAAGAATTATTTGATTCTAATTTAGCTATATTCAATGAAACCGGAGATCTAACAGGAGGTTTATTGTATGCTGCACAAAAATTTGGATTAAAGTTAGATGCCAACGAAGTGGGTGCAATGTTAAAATTAAACCCTATCAATAGATTAAAACCAGTTGAATTAGGAATTCAAAAAGGGGCACAAGAAAAAATGGAAGTAGCAGTGAAAAATTTAGATTCTAAAATAAAAGATCTAAGAGTAAAATTTAGAGAAGACAGTGATCTTGCTCAACATTTAACTGATTCTGAATATTATCTTAAAGGTATTAAAGAAGGTAGTTTAGAGAAAGCTGCGTTTGAGAATTTAAGAACAACATTAAAACTTGCTAAGGCTAGACCTAATATTAATGCAACAGATAAAACTGCTTTAAATAAATTAGAAGCTGACTTAACTAATGCTGCTGGGCCACTTAGAAATGTAAAAACTAAATATGCGAATGAAACTAATTATACCTTACAAGGAGGTAAAGACTACAGAGAAACTATTTTTACTTTACCTGAAGATATTGCAACTAATACTTCTTTAAGAAATAGAGGGGGTCACTTTACAGAAACTATTGGTGATACTAACAATATTTATCACATTAGATACGACACAAGATTCACACCTGAAGGTAAAAAGGTATTTATGATTAATGAAATACAATCTGATGTAAACCAAAGTATTGCAAAAGCTTTGACTAAAGCTGAACAATTAGGTGGAGTAAACAGACTAAACCCATTTAATGCGGAACTAGAATTAAATCTTTTAATTAATCAAAGAGGACAAATGTTAAATAATTTAAATAAAGCAATTGATGAACAGAACTTTGGCTCAGTCAATGCTATTAAAAAAAGTTTAGATGATGTTAATAAAAAACTAACAAGACTTTCAACGCAAGATCGAGGTTATGATTCTAAGGTTAAAGATTATTTTCCAATGGTTGAAGCAGATTCTTATGGAGACCATGCAGTTAAATATTTATTACAAAAAGCTGCAAGAGAAAATGTTGATTACGTAGCCGTTGCCCCGTTTGACAAATTAAGTTTTAGACAAGGCTACAAAGCGGGTAATGAAAGATTTTATGGATATGCTAATGGAAAAGGAATTGGTAAAAAGGGTAAAGCAGTATTACCCGATGTAATGGGAAAGATTGCAAGATTTTATAACACAAAAGCAGGATCAACTAAAATATCTTTATCTGACCCAAGTAAACCTTATAAAAAAATAAGAGAGAATACGTTCAATTATCCTGGCAAAGGAGGTAGTAAGGGTAAATCTATAAAAAGCAAATACCATGAAGATGCTAGTGCAACACAAGAAGAAGGTTATAAATTTATAGAAGCTAATAATCCTAACTTGTATTTTGATGCTTTTGCTATTAAGGTCTCACCGTTAATGAGAAATACACAAAAAACTTACAAGTCTAAGGGAGGACTTGTGGTGGATATATTTAAACCAATAAGGTACAATTAATCATGGCTGTTGAAAAAAATAATGAAACTGTAGTTGAAGAAGATAAAGTTGAAGAAACTGTTGTAGAGCAACCTGATGGTTTACCACCAGAAGTAGTTGTTGAAGGCGAAGAGGAAACAATTGAAGAAGAAAATACAGATTTTAATGCAAACCTTGCTGAAAATATGGATGAGAGAACTCTCAAAGATTTGGCAATGGATCTTATTCAAGAATACAAAAAAGATAAAACTTCTAGAAAAGAATGGGAAGATGCTTACATTAAAGGACTTGATCTTTTAGGTACAAGATATCAAGAAACTTCAAGACCATTTAAAGGTGCGTCTTCGGTTACACACCCCTTATTAGCAGAGTCTGTTACACAGTTTCAAGCACAAGCCTATAAAGAATTAGTGCCTTCAGATGGCCCTGTAAGAACACAGACAATAGGTTTACAAACACCTCAAGTAGAAGCACAAGCAGACAGAGTTAAAGATTATATGAATTATCTTCTAATGGAAGAAATGGAAGATTACACAACTGATATGGATCAAATGTTATTTTATTTACCTTTATCAGGATCTACGTTTAAAAAAGTATATTATGATGCAATGCTTCAAAGACCTGTATCAAAATTTATACCTGCTGAAGATTTAGTTGTTCCTTATTTTGCATCTGATTTAAAAGATTGTGAAAGAATAACACACGTAATTAAAATGACTAAAAATGAAGTCATAAAAAAACAAGCAGCTGGTTTTTACAGAGATATAGAACTTATAGAATCAAATTCAGAACCTGATTCTGTTCAAAAAAAATTAAATGAATTAGAAGGAATAAAAGGCACAGGATCAGATTATTTACATACAATTTTAGAAATGCATGTAGATTTAAGTTTAGATGATTTCGATGAAGATTTTGATGATAAAGCTAAGAAAATAAAAATCCCTTACATTGTTACAATCGATGAGGGAGCAGGTGAAGTTTTATCTATTTATAGAAACTATAAACCAAACGATATTTCTTACCAAAGAATAGAATATTTTGTTCATTACAAATTTCTGCCTGGTCTTGGTTTCTATGGTTTTGGTTTAACTCATATGATCGGTGGATTATCTTTAGCTGCAACACAATCATTAAGACAATTAATTGATGCAGGAACTTTAAAAAATTTACCAGCAGGATTTAAGTCTAGAGGTATTAGAGTCAGAGATGATGACCAGCCAATTCAACCAGGAGAGTTTAGAGATGTAGATGCACCTGGTGGAAATATAAGAGATCAATTTTTTAATTTACCTTTTACAGAGCCTTCAACAACTTTATACAATCTTTTAGGCTTTGTTGTACAAGCTGGACAAAAATTTGCTGGAACTACTGATTCAAATATTGGTAATGATGTGCAAAATAGAGCTGTTGGAACAACTATGGCTCTTATGGAGAGAGGTTCTAGAGTAATGTCAGGTGTTCATAAAAGATGTTACTATGCAATGCGGTTAGAATTTAAAATTTTAGCAAGAATTTGTGGAGAAAGTTTGCCTGAAGCCTATCCATATGACGTTTATGGTGGACCAAGAGAAATAAAATCTGCTGATTTTGATAACAGAGTAGATATTTTACCTGTTGCTGACCCAAATATTATGTCTATGGCACAAAGAGTGACTTTAGCACAATCACAATTACAAATAGCACAGTCAAATCCACAAATGCACAACTTACATGAAGCGTACAGACGTGTTTATGAGGCGTTGGGCACAAAACAAATTGAAGGATTGTTAAAACCTGCACCAAAACAACCGGAGCCATTAGATCCTGCTAAAGAAAATGCACGTGCATTGCAGATGAAACTACTAGTGGCGTTTGAATTTCAAGATCATGATGCACATATTGCTGCGCATATGGCTTTTATGGCTACAAGAATGGTTCAAATAAATCCACAAGTATATGCTTTACTGCAATCTCACATTTCAGACCACATTTCTTTCAAAGCAAAAGCTGAAGTAAAAGAAATTTTAATGCAAGATCAACAAATGATTGCAATGTCACAACAAGATCCACAACAATTTCAAATAATGTTTGAAGCTGAAGTAGCAAAAGTTGCTGCAAGGATAACTCAAGAGCTTGCACAAACTGAAATGCAGGCAAATGCTGCAAAACAAGATCCATTAATTAAAATTAAACAACAAGAAGTTGATTTAAGAGCTATGGATTTACAAAGAAAAGCAGAAGAAACAAAATTCAGAGCAGAACAAGAAAATGTAAGAGCTGCTGCACGTCTTGATTACGATTATGATAAACTTATGCAACAAGATGAACAATCTGACGAAAGATTGAACATAGCGAGAGAAAAACTTGAGAAGAAATAATGAAAAAGGTCTAAGTGGAGGAGTAAGATCTGGGCCACCGCCTAAGAAAGGACCAAATCCACAAGGAATAAAAATTGTTAGGTCTAAGCATGATAGTAAGTTCCTACGAAAGGCTTCCAGAGGAAAGTAAATTAATTTTTCTAGCTGGAATATTTGATGGAGAAGGCAGTTTTGGCATTTGGTCAAAGGGAAAAGGAAGAAAAAAAGAATTTGCCTGTACTATTGAGATGTCAGATTACGATACACTACGAAAATTTGTAGATATGTTTGGTGGTCAATTATTTTCCTGTAAAAAACGCAAAGAATTTCATAGACAAACCTGGAGATGGAGACAAAACGGGTATAGGGCTTTTCAAATTATTGATAAAATGATAGACTTCATGTGTATTAGAAGACAGGAGAAATACAATGTGGTTAGGCGCGATAAAATTGGCGGCACAAGCAGGTACGCACATCTTCAAAAAACGTCAAGAGACGAAAATGTTGATGGCGGATGCACAAATGATGCATGCAAGAAAAATGGCTCAGGGTGAGGAAGCTTACCAGGGAAAACTTTTAGAAGCTAGACAATCAGATTGGAAGGACGAGGCGGTTTTGATAATTCTCTCGTTGCCCGTACTGGTGCTGGCCTGGGCAGTTGTATCGGACGATCCAACAGCGATGGACAAAGTAAAATTATTTTTCGACATGTTCTCTCAGCTCCCGTCATGGTTCACAAATTTGTGGATCCTTGTCGTGGCGAGCATTTATGGTATTAAGGGAACACAAATTTTCCGTAACGGAGGAAAAAAATGAATTTATTAAGAGACTTAAAAAAATTAAAAGAAGAAAAAAGAAAACAAGAGTCAACAACTGCTCAATTAAGAAAAAGAAGTAGAGACTCACAGGCTAGACCTAAAGCAGAAAAAAATATATTATCTTCAGATAAAAGGATGCAACAAATATGACAAAATTATGCCCAAGAGGTAAATCAGCAGCTAAAAGAAAATTTAAGGTATATCCCAGTGCATACGCGAACGCATATGCTAGCAAAATTTGTGCAGGTAAAATAAAAGATCCATCAGGAACTAAAAGAAAAGATTTTAGAGGACCAAAACCTGCTGGCAAAGCAGTGGGTGGTGTAATTGGTAAGGGAGTAATTAAATCTGCAAACAAGTTAAGGAAAGAGGGACTTCCCTTTAAAAAATTATCTGCAACTGGTATTTTAGGAGCAACTCCTGTTGGAATGGCTCTCAAAAAATATCAAGATAAACAAAAAAATAAAAAAAGAGACAAAGCTAAAGTACAAAAGAAAATGATGGGTGGTGTTGCTAGAACTGCAGGAGCACAATCAGCTTTAGGTAGATTACAAAAAGCTAGAATGATGAACAAAGGTGGTGAATCGGAAGGAAATGTATCAAAATCAGAAATGCAAGTAAGATCAGGAAGAGAAAAAGCAAAAAAAGTTATTGGTAAATTAAAAAATTTTAAAAATCAATCAAAAGGGTTTTTGAAAGAAATGGCTGGTTTTGAAAAAGGTGGTGATGCAAAAATTAAAAAAGTAATATCAGGTTTACACAAAGCATCAGCTCTACATAAGGGACAAGCAAAATCTTTACAATCGGTTGTTAAAAAAAAAGAAGGAGGAGTTATGAACGAAAATAGAGATCTTAGAAAAACAGAGCAGGTTACAGGAAAGCAAGAAAATAAATTTAAAGATGTGAGAAGAAAAGGTACAAGTGAAAGAGCTGTCAAAAAAGGAATCTTAAGAAAAAAAAATAGTTATTCTAGCGGAGGTTTAGCTAGAGGCGGTGGGGCAGCCATTAGAGGGACTAAGTTTCAAGGCGTATTTTAATGTATAAACGTGGTACTTGTTGGGAGGGCTACGTTCAAGCCGGAATGAAAAAAAAGGGAAACAAGATGGTTCCTAATTGCGTACCAGCAGGTTCAAAAAAAATGAAAGAAGGTGGACTAACTAAATGGTTCAAACAAAAATGGGTAGATATTGGAGCAAAGAAAAAAGGTGGAAAATTTCAAGAATGTGGAAGAAAATCAGCCAGTGGTTCAAGTCGGAAGTATCCAAAATGCGTCCCACTTGCAAAAGCCACAGCGATGACAAAATCGCAAAGGGCGAGTGCTGTCGCGAGAAAGCGCCAAGCCCCAAACACTGGCCCTAAACCAACAAACGTCAGGACTTAATATGTGGAAATGGATTAAAAACTTATTTAAGCCTAAGAGAGTATTACCAGATATAAAATCAGTTGAACCAAGAGTTTCAACTGTTGGTTTAACAAAAGGTGATATAAAAAAACTTAGAGCTCAAGGTAAAAAATTAGATATTGATAATTAAAAACAAATCTATATAAAACTCTAATGACAATAAGAGGCGATAGCACTGAATACGAGCTATTAAAAAAATGGTGTGAAACATTACCATTTTATGAAAAACCAAAATCAGTAACAACTTGTGAAATAGGAGTAAGAGAAGGTTTAGGTTCTAAAATCATAATGTTAGGTGTTAAGGCAAGAATTCAAAATATTCCCTACGAGCACATTGCAATAGATCCATATAATAATTTAAAATACCAACATTACGACACTAAAGAACCAGTAACTGCTGATTATACTGATGAAATGCGCCTGCAAATGGTAAAAGATTTTGCTAACGAAAAAAATTATAATTTTTATCATTTTACAGATAGACAATTTATGAATTTATTTAACTCAACAAATAAAATATTTGATTTAGTTCATTTTGATGGTCCGCATATGACTAAAGATATTGCAAGAGAAGCTATTTGGTTTGCAGATAAATCAAGAAAAGGAACAAGATTTGTTTTTGATGATACTAAATTTTTTGACATGAAAGCCGTAGAAATAATATTAAGTTACTGGGGTTTTAAGTTATTTGACTCTGGAAAAAATAAGGTTTGTTTACAAAAAGAAGTATAATGGACATAGATACAATTTCATTAGTACAAAGACAAATAAAGAAAAAACTTCTTCAACTCAAAGACCACGCTATATATGGTGTTGACACTATTGAAAAACTACAATATGTTAGGGGTCAAATCAGATCATTAGAAGATCTGCAACAGGATCTAAAAGACCTGCTGTCACAAACGGAGTACGAAGATGAACAAGTCCACGGAGACACCGAAACGGACTGAAGCGCTGCTTGATGCCTACAAGGCTAAAGAAGAAGTCGAAACAGTCCTTGATCCAAAAGCGATCAAACAATCAACATTAGATAGCTTACCAACACCTACTGGTTATAGATTACTAGTATTACCATATGCTGGTCCTAAAAAAACTAAAGGTGGTTTATGGCTTTCTGATACAACACAAGAAACAATACAAATGACTACTGTTTGTGGTCTTGTATTAAAAATGGGAGATCTTTGTTATCAAGATAAAGATAAATTCTCAAAAGGACCTTGGTGTAAACTAAATGAATGGGTTATTTTTAGTAGATACGCAGGTTCAAGATTCAAAATAGACGGAGGAGAAGTAAGAATACTTAACGATGATGAAGTCATTGCTAATATTACTGATCCTAATGATATTTTGCACCATTATTAAGGAGGACAAATGGCTGAAGAAAATAAAAATCCAGAAGTTGAAATAGATACTGATGGCGTAAATGAAGAAACAATTAATGTAGAAACTCCAAATGTTGAGGTCTCTGCTTTTGATAAAAAAGAAGATATTGATTTGGGATATACTGATGTTTCAAATCAAAAAACTGCAAAGGAACTTTTGCAGGAAGCAAAAAAAGAAGAACCAAAAGAAGAAGTTGTTGTAGAAAAAGTTGAAACACAAAAAGAAGAAACTGATCTACAAGATTATTCTGAAAAAGTTCAAAAAAGAATAAAAAAATTAACTTTTCAAGCTAAGGAAGCAGAGCGAAGAGAAAGAGCTGCTGTTGATTATGCTAGAGGGTTAAAAAGTAAATATGAAACTGCTGAGAAAAAATTAGAAAATTTAGACACTGATTATCTTAAACAGTATGATGCAAGAATAGAAGCTGAAAGAGAAAAAGCAAAATCTGCACTCAAAACTGCTTATGAATCACAAGATACTGATGCAATTATGGAAGCTCAGGATAATCTAACTAAACTAGCAGTTGAAAAAGAAAAAGTTTCTATGTCTCTGGGTGAAAAAGAGACTAAGAAAAAAGAAGTAGAATCACAACCAGCTGAACAAACTCCTATTTCTGAACCAAAAATTAGTCAAAAAGCTCAGGTATGGGCCGAAGATAACAATTGGTTTGGAAGTGACAGAGTATTAACTTCTGCAGCGATGGGAATACATGAAGACCTTTTGCAGGAGGGAATTGACGCGGAGACTGATGAATACTATAATCAAATCAACAAACGTATGAAGGAGTATTTCCCTCAGAAATTTGCCGATTCTTCTACAGAAGAAAGAACAAAAGCTACACCCGTCCAAAACGTAGCTTCTGTAAGTAGAAGATCAGGTGGACGCAAGTCTGTGAAACTCACCAAATCACAGGTAGTTATCGCTAAGAAATTAGGGGTGCC